TCAGCGGGCTGCCAGCTTGTCGCGCAGGCGGAAACCCAGCAGCTCCCAAACCTTGTCCACTGCCTGGGTACGCGCCTCCTGGCGGCCGACCTCGACGCTGTGCTGTGCCGGATCGATGGCGCCGTAGTTGAAGCCAACCACCTTGGTGCCGTTGCGCAGGATGAGAACGCAGATGGTCAGCATGGACAGCGGGTGGCCGGCTGGCACTGGAGGCTGAAAGTCATCTGGCACGACGCCTGTAGCTCCGTTGATGTACCACTCACTGGCAATCTCCGCCTCGAGGTCTTCCTTGGTCACTCGAGGAGCTGTGCCCGGAGCCTGCGTCGATTCCGGCAGTGCGCCAGGATCGACCACAGCTAGCTCGATGGTTTCCACCTTCTTGCAGCCGCCGCAGCTCGCTTTGCCGTAGCCGGCACTGCTCAACAGATCATCGGATAGAACTGCAGCTACCGGCTGTGCAGCCTCTCCAGCGCTGCTGCGGACAGGGAATGGATCAACAAGGGCGATGATTTGGCTCATGGCGTCATCGATGCTGATGCCATCAGGGGGCAGATACCGCTGCACGATCGAAAGCACTTGGCGTAAAGCGCGTTCTGCAACCTGCTCGTCCGGTGATGGCATCGGTGGGCCGTCCTGCGCCAGCATGTCATCCACCATATTTTTGACACGCTTGCCAACGTCGCTCCCATACCGCTCGGCCATGCGACCTATCAGCGCCAGCTCAAGCTCTTGCCGATGTGTGCGCTGAACGTGCTCCGGGCCTGCAACAGAGTTATTAAGGAATGGAATACCCAGCGCCCCGCCTTCTTTGTCGTGGATCTCGATGGTGATATTCACGATGCTCATAAGCATCGCCACAAAAATGCAGGTCGACACGATTGCCGCCTTACCTGTGTCTTGAGGGCCGTCGATGGTCAGGTAGGTGGCCAGCGCCAGCACAGCCGCCAGAATGGCCACGATGCATGCCATGTGCTTTTTGATGTTGGAATCAAATTTCAAGGTGCTCTCCATAATCCGGCAGCCGGCCGGTGCGGGCCAGATGGCTTAAACCGGGGAATAGCCGCTTTCAAACGCGGCAGAGGGTGAGAAAGATTGGTGGCCGTCGGGGTGGACCACGAAGTAGCCACCCGGTTGGGGGCGGTTCTTCATGGCCCAGGGCTCGTTGACCCAAAAAGGCGCATAGCGCTCGTCGGCCGGCGTGATGAAGGCTTCGCCGCGCGGCACGCCCTCCAGGGGCTCGCGGCTGTAGGTGACGGTTTTGATCTTGAGCGCCCGCACTGTGCTGCGGGACGTGTAGAGGGGCAGTGGGCGTTGTGCGGTCATGCCCTATTCCTTCACTGGGGTGAAGCTGGGCCAGGCGGCGAGGCAGGTTGCTGCATCAGCTGCGTGCCCATCTGCTCGCTTTGCCAGCTCTGTATATCTGTCGCTGCACTTTCCGAGTAACTGGTTTGCGGTACGGGCGTAGTCAACGAGGGCGGCCCGGGAAGCGTCGGCAAATCGCTGCTCGGCATCGGACAGTTGCTTGCGCAGGCTGTCACGCTCATGGCGAGCGCGATCAGCATCAGCCTGTAAAGTGGCTTGCTTCTTGAGGGCGGCATTCAGGGCTCCTTGGTATTTGTCGGCCGCGCTGGCGCTGGCCTTGGCTACACGCTTGTCGGCGGCGCTGCGCTCCCTGGTGACCTGCTCGCGATACTCGCCAGCTTGCAGGCGCTCGTCGGCCAGGTCAGCTCCCAAGCGGGCCTCCTGGAAGAACCAAACCAGCAGGCCTGCCAAGACGGCCACGGCGCCATGGGTGATGGTGGCGAGGCTCACCCCACCACCCCCGCCACCGTCTCGGCGCAACGGTCCAGCGGGACGTTGCCGATGCGGTTGTCGATCCAACCCACCATGAAGCTGGCATTGGAGGCGCTCTTGGCAAGAGCTGAATAGTGGGCGGCCTGGTAGCCATCGAGCAGCTTGAGGGTCAGCTCGCAGGCCTTGACGCGGCCCCGGCGTTTTTCCAGCGCGGCATAGGCGGCCAGCGTGCGGGCACCAATATCGCCATCCACGGCCACCATGGTGAAGTCCCGGCCACCACGGCTCAGGTCGTTGAGGGACTGCTGCAGCCAGCGCGCGGCGCGGCCTGGCCCGGCGTTCACCCCGATGTCGGTCAGCTTGGTCCCCACTGCAGGCGAAAGCGCCAGCACCTGGTCAAACTTTGGCCCCTTGATGTACGACTCGGCGTAGATGTCGATGGCCTTCTCCACCGGCATGCTCACCATCGGGCCGGTATAGCCGCTGTCGCGCGCCACTGCCACGGTAATGCCGTGGTTCGTCTCGCCGCCCGCGTCGTTGGCATCATTGACGTATCCGCCTTCAACACCCAGCACGCCCACCACCACAGCTGCAACAAGCGCGCCCAAGCTGCCCCAGGTGTTGATGCTGGATTTCATTCGCAGGCCTCCAGCGGAATAGGTCCAGAGTCCGGCTCGCTCTTGTAGGGGATCGCCTGGCCAGTGGTCCGCATGAGATCCACGCGCATCTGCTGCTCCACGATGCGCAAGCGCTCACGCTCTTGGCGTAAGGTGCTCTCTGCCTCGAAGTGCTTGCTCGCCTTGCGCTTGTAGTACCAGGTAATGGCCATACCACCCACTGCGGCGATGGCGCCAAGCAGGCCCAGCACCTCGCTGGATGTCGCCCAGGCCCACACGGCAACAAGCCCGCCACCGAACGACGTCTTGTTGGCCAGGTCGCCGATGTTCTCGAATGTTTGGGTGTTCATGCCCCGCAGTTTTGCGGGGCATGCTTCTGCCGTCTAACCCTATACCGGGGCGCCCCCTGCCTCCCGCGCCATTTCCCTCATCTGCTGGCGCAGGGCCTTGGGCGCAGTCTCGGCGATCCGCTGCTGCTTGTCCTTGCCCATTTCGCGGACCTTCTTCCAGATCTGGGGCATCTGCACCACGATAGGCATATAGGGGTTTTTCCGGTTCCAGCTGGCCAGACGCTCGCGCACGCTCTCCAGCGCTGCCTCGTCCTTGCGGAAAAGCGCGTCCGCCCACTGCGCCTTGATGTCGGCGCTCTGCTGGGTGTAGAAGGCGCGGCTTTTCTGCATCACGCCATTGGCCTCCTGCACATCGGCCACAGCGCGCGGCTGGAACCCGATGAACTTGGACAGTGCCTCACCCAGATTCGTGTCGATGACCTTGTAGCCCCGGCCGTCCTTGTACATGCCGCTGGTGGCCATGTCGTAGCCCTTGGCCCAGTTGCGCACTGCGCCGGGCGACACTTCCAGCGCCGCGCCGCCCACGTTGCCGCCCAGCGCCATGCCGCCGGCGTTGAAAATGCGCTTCACGAAGTCGCCGGCCGGGCCCACCACCTCCAGCAGATCCCGGCTCTTGTCAGTCTGTGGACCGACCAGGCCGGTGCCGGGGAGCAGGTTGCCCATACCCAGCCGCCCGGCCACGTCGATCGGCATGCCTGGCAGGCCAGAGATGCCGCTATTGATGAATTCCGCGCCGGCCTGGCCGATGAGCTGCTGCAGGAACTGCTTGCGGGCCTGCTTGCTGTCCCAGTTGTAGCCCATCTTGTTCATGAGGCCGTTGACCAGGTCCTCGACATCCTCAACGAACGGCAGGCCACCTGCCCCGCCCATCAGCGCCAGCATGCCCACCATCAGCAGCAAGGCCTTGCGAGACTGCGCGCGCTGCGGCGAGCCGGGCGTACCGGCGTTCCACATGCGGCCCATCAGCTCCAGGTAGCTCACCGAATAGGACTTGAAGGTCATCAGCGTGCCGCCGATGGCGCCGCGCCCCCAGCGCATCTTGTTGGCCTTGCTGTACTGGAACTGGGTTTCCTTCACTGCCTTGGCAGCAAAGGCATCCGGGTCGGCCATTTTCTCGGCCACCGCGATCCGGTAGGCGGCGATGAAGGTGGAGCGGCGGTTGAGCTGCTCGGCCCAGGCGAACGGCTGCCCCCAGGCCACGACCGTGCGGCGCCAGGCGTTGCTGGCAGTTGCCCGAGCGTTACCCAGCGCGGTGCCGTCGCCAGCGCGCAGGCTGGCCTCACCCCGGGCCTGCGCCATCAGCTGGTGGATTTCCTGGGGGCTCACCGTGCCCTCGTCCTCTGCCCGCTTCAAGGCTTTCGCCAGGTCTGGCTCGTAGGTCTTGCCCACCGTGGCCATGTCCTTGAAAGCCCGGGTGAGCTGCGCGCCAGCCTGCTTGACCCCACCGTACTGGCTGAGCCAGGGGAAGGTGATCTGCACCGGCTGCAGCATGTTGACCACGGCCGAGGCCACCGAGCCGCCCAGGTACTGGGCAAACAGGAAGCCGCGCACGGCCTGGCCTTCCTCCTGGGGGTCCTGGATATAGGAGCGCAAGCCCATGGCCACGTCCCGCAGCTGGCCCTGCTGCTTGGGGATCTCCTGGATCGCCTTCTCCATGATGCCCGCGTTCAATGCGCCAGCACCCTGGCGTGCATTGCTGTAGACGAAGGACGCCAGCACGCGGCCCACGTCCTGGCTGTAACCGGCGATGCCCTTGCGGTGGATCAGGCGTTTGAGGGCCGAATGGTTGTTTTTGGTGCGGCGGATGTATTCCTGGAATGCCGCGTCCTTGGCTTCGTTGCCTTCCGTGTCCAGGCCCAGCATGGTGCCGAAGGCCTCCAGGCTTTCAGGGGTCACCCCAGCAAACAGCTTGTATTCCTCCTTGGACAAGGTGCCGCGCCCAATCTGAACGCCGGGCTCACCCTTATAAACCTCGGCCATGTTGGCCTGCATGGCGTCTGCCTCCCGGGCTGTCTCGAACAGCCCGAAATACAGCCGTTCGCCCTTTGCGTCCAGCACATCCACGGTGTGGCTGCCAAAACGGGACAGAGGCGCATACCCCTTGGCGATCAGATCGCGTGCCTTAGTCGCACCGGCCACCACCGAGTTGTGCAGCGCCATGAGGCGTTCGCTGCTATCTGGGTTGGCTTTGGCTTCATCCTGCAAGGTGCGGGTCACCAGGGTCAGCGCGTCATCCAGGGTGGGGGCCTCCATCACTGCCTCACGCATGTCGCGGTACTCCTCGCCGATCATGCGCATCATGTCGGCCCGCGCCGTCGTGTCGATGCTGGCGTCGATGGTGGAGCGCGCCTCCTTGAACAGGCTCAGCTGGCCGTCGCTCAGCTTGAACATGCTGCGCAGCTCGGCGTCCGTCCAGCGAATGCCGGGTTTGAGCACCTTGTTCTTGAATGCGTCGGTCACCAGCTTTTCATACTGGGCCAGCGGCAGCCCCTGCCAGGCCCGCGCCTGGGGGGCGCTCAGCTCCTTGGTGGCGATCAGGTAGTGCTCCTTGGTGCTGGTGTCCCAGGTGTCAGTCTCCTTTTCCAGCGCGTCCACGGTCACCGGCTTGCCATGGATGTCGCGGGTCCACATCAGCGTGCCCTCGAAAAGCGGTTTGGCGATCGTGGTGTTGTCCTCCCCGCTGATGGGCTTGCGGGCATCCTTGCCCCAGAATTTGAGGTCACCCAGGCTCTCCAGGCGCGGAATCAGTCGGGGGGCCTGATTGGCCACATCGTTCGCCAGGCTTGAAACGTCGTCGGTGAACTGCTGGGCGGCTTGGTACACCGGCTTGAAGGCAGGATTGCGCTCGGCCAGGTTGTTCATGGTGCCCACTGTCTTGTGCCACCAGTGGACGGTGCCGGGCGCCTGGTTCATGGCGTCGTGCACGTAGGCCATCGAACGGTTCTGGATCTCCTTGAGCTCGGCGGTACCGAAGTGGGCAACATCTGGCCCAGCGCCAGCAGCTGCAGCTTGGCGGCGGCGCAGCGCCACGTTCTCGCGCATCACCTCAACCCCCAGGGTCAGCGCCTGCGACAGCGCGTTGGTGGAGTCCACCGGCAGGCCCAAGATGGTGTGCAGGATGCGCACAAGCGAGTCCCAGGCGCTCTTGAGCACATTGCCCTGCGGCGCGCTCATCTGCTTGAGCTGGTGCTGGAACTCGGGATTGGTGAACGCTTCTGCCACAAACTCGCCCACGTTCTTCATTCCGTAGGTGCCATTGGCGCCGCCCTGCTTCTTGACGTGCTCATAGAGCTTGCGCATCTGCAGGGATGCCACGCCTTTGCGATCGAGCGCTTTCAGCGTAGCCGCATGGATCATCTCGTGCAGCAGGATCTGCTCGGCCTGGGCCTGTGCGCCTGCAGTCAGCCCAATGGTGTCATTGCTGCGGCGGTACCGGGCCAAGAAGGTGAAATTGCCATCACCCCCCAGCGCGCCAGCCTCCAGCACCACGGTGGGCGACACCTTGGCCTTGGTCAGCAGGCGGGCGACCTGCTTGTTGAACCGGCTTTTGGACGTTCCGGCGATCAGCTGCAGCAGATCCTGTGCCGGTTTACCCTCGCGCACCATGTCCATCAGTGCCCTGTCTGTCGCCGTGCCTGCGCCATTGCGAAGTGCTGCACCCGCATGCGCATCATCTTGCCCGTCAAGGCCTTCTGCCTGAGCTTCGGTGGTGGGCTGTGCCGTGGCCTTGCCTTCCAGCAGCGACACCAGCTCGGCCAGGCGCTTGCGCTTGTCGGCCAACTCTTGGGCCTTGGGAAAGCCCTCGCCCTTGCGCGCTTCGAGCCCCGGGAGGTCGCGCTTAGCGCGCTCGAGGCCCTGGGCCAGGTATTCAGCCTCGTTGCTGCGGGCGTTGCGGTGGATGTCGTTGGCCAGCGACTGCAGCAGTCCGCGCAGGTTGGTCCCCGACAGCTCGCCGGCCTGCACGTTGCCTGAGTGGCTGGCGATAGTACGGTCGCCATCCATCAGGGTCAGGCTCGGCTCGTGAACCGTGGTGCCGTCCTTGAGCTGCATGGGCAGGAAGTCGGCTACCAGGTCATAGCCCAGCATCTGCCCCACTGGCAGATTGGACAGCTCGGTCTGGCCTTTCATGGCCTTGTTCATGCGCTCGGCCACCTCGCGGGCGGCGGCGGTGCGCTGGGTGAAGGTCTTGCCCCCCACGGTCGCGGCGAATGAGTCCACGTCGCCCAGGGCGCCCGTGATCTGGTCGGACACCGCTTCCTTGGTGGTCACGCGCTTGCCGTCGATGGTCAGCGCGTAGCGCGCCTTGTCGTTGCCGCCTTGCAGTGCCTTGATGGCTTCCTCGGCAGCAGCAAAGGCATCGCGGACAGTGCTGTAGGCCTGGCCCTCGACCGTCACGCTGCGGCTGGCCGCTTCGGCTTCCAGGTCGGACAGGGCCTGCTCGGCCTGCGCGCGGCGCTGGTTGGCCGCCTCGATGCGCCCGGGGTTGCGCTCGATGGCGTTGCGGGCGGCCTGCAGCTCGTCCTCCACGCTCCACATCTTGCGGCGGTGCGCGCGCTCCTGCAGCTCCAGGGTCTGAATCTCAGACTCGACCTTGACGCGCTCCAGCAGCATGGGATTGCCCGAGGCCAGCGCGGCCATTTCGGCCATGCCCACGGCTTCCTCGTCTTCAAACTCCATCGAGAAAGCGCCGTCGTACTTGCGGATACCGTTGATGGTGCGCAGCTTGGTGGCGTTCAAGTCCCACATCTTGGCGTCTACCGTGCGCTCGGTGGCATAGGCCAGCAGCTCCACCTCGAAGTCCTCGCCGTACTTCTCCAGCAGCTTGTTGCCCTGGCGGATGGCCCGGCCCTCGCGCTGCTCGATGTCGCTGGGCTTCCAGGTCACATCCACATGGTGAAGCGCCACGATGCGCTGCTGCACGTTGGTGCCGGCGCCCATGCGCGGGGTGGAGCCCAGCAGCACGCGCACCTTGCCGCCGTTGACCGCATCGAACAAAGCCGCCTTCTGCTCATCGTTGTTCGCCTCCTGCACAAAGCGGATTTCCTCGGCAGGGATGCCCGCGGCGATCAGGTTGTTCTTGATCTGCTGGTAGGCGCTCCAAGGCGAAGACTGCGCCAGCCGCAGCTCTGCAATCTCGTTGGCGTCGTAGCGGTCCAGTGCCTCCTGCACTTCATCGAAGGCCTCTTGGTCGTCCACGCGCAGCGCTTCGGAGCGCTTGGCCACCAGGTCGTCGTATTCCTTGAGAATCTTGTCGTCGCCCTTGGCCTTGGGCACTGAGCGATCCAGAAAAACCAGTTGCGTGCCCAGATCGGGCGTCCACTTGTCGTAGATGCGCTTGATGTTCTCGGCCACCACCTGCAGCTTGCCGCCTTCTTCCTGGCTGGCGCTGCGCGGGTCCACGGCCCGGATGTCCAGGGACAGCTTGCGGGCGCGGTCCATCAGGCGCAGGCGCTCGGCGTTGCGCTCGTAGGGGTCTTGGATGTCGTCCAGCTCGTCGAAGCTGTCCATCACGGCTTTCAGCTCCGCATCTTGGGCGGGCGTTGGCTTGATCGGTACCAGTTGGCGGTCTTTGCCCCCGGCGATCTTGGGCACCGGGAAGGCGGCGCCGTTGTTGTCCTCGGCGTAGAAGCGCTTGATGTCTTCCAGGCTCACGGCGTCCGTGGTCTGGTAGTAGAGGTCCATGAGCGAGCGCATGTTGGACCAGGTGCGGCCCAGGCGCGTCACCTGCTTGAGGCGGCCCGATTCCGTGGGCTCAAACGCTGGGGTGGCCTCCACGAACTGGGCGCGGAAGGCATCGAAATGGGTCAGCCCCATTTCCTGCAGCGAGTCGGCGGCCAAGTAACGCAGCATGGTGAACATCTCCACCGCGCTGTTGCTGATGGGCGTACCCGTCAGGAACGTGACGCTGCCCGTGGGCTGATCGCGCAGCACGCGCACCTTGTTGTAGAGGTCGTTGGCCTTGCGAGAGCCGGTCTTGTCGCCCATGCCGCGCACGCCGGTCAGGTTGGACGAGTAGTAGAGGTTCTTGAACTCGTGGGCCTCGTCCACGCTCATGTCATCCACACCCAGCTGCTCGAAAGTCAGCAGGCGGTCGCGCACGCCCTCGGCCAGGCGATCCATGCGGCCCTGGATTTTCTCGGCCAGGCGTTCGGCCTCCTTGACGTTGAACGGCTTGCGGCGGCCGGTGTCCTGCCCGTCCTCGCGCGCTTGCTCCCAGGCGTCCTCAATGGCTGCTTGGGCCTGGGCCATTTCCTGCTCCAGGTAGCGGCTTTCGGTTTCGGGCGCAATGCCGATGAAACCGAAGGACGAATGCGGCACGATCACGATGTCCCAATCGCCCGTGGCGATCTTGCCGAACAGGCGACGGCGGCGCTTGGCCTCGAAGTCCTTCTTGCCGGCGGCGAGCACCTTGGCGCCCGGGTAAAGGCGGTACACGTCCGCCTCCCACTGCTCCACCAGGTGGTTGGGCACCACGATCATGGGCTTGCGCGACAGACCCATGCGGCGGCGCTCCATCGCGCGGGCGATGGCGGTGAAGGTCTTGCCAGCGCCCACGGCGTGATCCACCAGCGTGAAGCGCTCATAGATGCCGCGCCAAATGGCGTTCATCTGGTGGCGGCGCATCTTGATGATGGTGTCGGGCACCTTGCCGGGCAGCTGCAGGTGCTGGCCGTTGAACTGGCGTACCACCCGGGTGTTGAACTTCTCGTTGAAGATGTCCACCAGGCGCTGGCGCCGCTCGCCGTCCTTGAATACCCAGTCGCCGAACTCCGCTTCAATCTCGCGGGCCTTGAGTCCGGCCAGCGCGGTCTTTTCCTTGTCGATGTAGGTGTTGCCGTCCGCATCGCGGGCCGTCACGGTGACGGCCTTGCTGTTGAGGATGCGCGAGACGATGTAATCGACCGGCGCGCCCTCGGTGCTCCAGTTGGCCAGCGCCGCGCGGTCGGAGCTGTTCACCGTCACGTTGAAGCTGTTGGTGAGCGCAGAGAACGACACGCGGGCCTTGCCCCCGGCCAGGTGCTGCACAAACTCCCCGTAGACATCGGCCGGCACCCAGGTGGCGCCCATGGTGGCCGCCACGTTTTCAGCGGTCCAGTCGGCGGGAATGACCTTCTCCAGCGCCTGCACGTTCTGCGCCAGCCCGGCCGCGCGGGCGGCGTTCAGCTTGCGCTTGACCATGCCCGACAGGTAGGCGTCGGCCGTCTCCCAGGCCTGCGTCTCGGGGTCTTGGAACACCAGGGGATCGGCGCCTTTCTGCAGCTGCTGCGCGGCCTCGGCCTCATTCACACCCAGCAGCGAGGCAATGCGTTCCAAGTCCACCCGGCCGCGCTCGGCCAGCGTGATCGCCAGGGCATCCGATGCCGTGGCGGCCTTGGTCGCTGGCTCGTACTTGGGCACCACGCGCTCACGCAGGATCGGCGCAGACTGGGCCTGCTCCTTCTGCGCGGGCAGCCCCGAGCGCGCGGCCTGGTCGGCAGAGCGCGCGGGCTGGTAGCCCACTTCCAGGGCAGCCACCAGCCCACCATCGGGCATGGTCATGGCCATCTTGAGGTTGGTGGCGCGGTTGACCGGGCCATTCGCCTTCACAAAAGCCTCGTAGGCCTTGGCCAGCGCCTTGCGGTTGCCCTCCATCACGGCTTGCGCCGCGTCGGCGGTTTCCAGCACCAGCTGGCGCTTGAGCAGATCGCGCAGTCCCACCAGGCCCTGCAGGCGCTGCATGCCCAGCTTGCCCAGGCGCATCGACTCGGGCACATCGGCCGGCGTGTCGAACACCTTGCGCTCGTACAGGTTGCGGCGGGTTGGCGTGCCGTCCTCGCCCAGCACCTTGAGTTTCTTGCCGTCTGCGTCGATCGCCTGCTCGAGCACGTACCACTTGCCGTTGGCGTCCTGGCTGAGCGCTTCGCTCCAAGGGCTATTTTCGTTGATCGGCTGATAGGCAAACTCGAAGTCACCCTCGGGCGTCTCGCGCTCGATGACGCGCTGCAGGCCTTCGGGCGTGCTCTTGACGTGGCCGGCTTCCTCGTTGGAGACGGCGATGCGCAGGGCATCGCTCATGCCCTTGTGGCGGGCCGCAATGCCATCCAGCACCTGCTGGTCAACGCTGTGGACGTTCTCAGGCAGGCGGTTGGTGGCCTCGCGCAGCAGTGCGCCCAGGTCGGTCTGCTTGTCCAGGCGCACCGTGATGTCGGCGCCGTGCTGCATCGAGCCCGAGCGCTCCATGACACCCAGCACGTTGCGGGCGTTGTCGCGGAAATAGGCGTTCACCGTCATGGGCTCGCCGCCCAGCGGGTCGGGCACCTGCACGGTTTCCACCCAGGCCGGTACCAGCGCGGCGGCGGCCTCGTCGGCGTCCTTCTTCTTGGCGGCCACCTTGCGGTATTCGGCTACGGCGGCCTGCATGGCCGCCTGCTCGCCGGCATCGAGCTTCTGGAAGATCAGGATGTCCGTGACCACCTCAGTGCGGGCGTTCTCCTTGAATGCCGTGTCAGGCAGGCGGAATGCGCTCACCAGCTTGGCCTGCTGGGCCAGCGCCAGCCGGGTGCTCTTGTCCTGCGCATCCATGAGGAAGCGCGACACCACCATGGCCTGCAGGCCACCGGGGCGCAGCGCATCCATGCCGGCGCGGAAGAACTGGTTATGGATGGAGACGCCCTGCAACTCGGGCTTGTACTGGAAGCGCAGCGACTCGCTGCCAAACGGCGGGTTGCCAATGTTCAGCATGAAAGCGTTGTCTGCCACCGGCACCTTCTGGAAACCGGAGTGCAGCACGGTCGCCTGCGGATACAGCGCCTGGCCGATGCGCGCGGTCAGGCTGTCGTACTCGATGCCCACGAACTGGTTGGCCATGTCCTTGGGCGCCAGGCCCAGGAAGTTGCCGGTACCCATGGACGACTCCAGCACCAGGCCGCCCCGGTAGCCCAGGCGGCGCACCATGTCCCACATGGCCGACACCACTGTCTGCGAGGTGTAGTGCGCGTTGCGGGTGGAGCGGCGCGCGGCGGTGTATTCCTCCTTGGTCAGCAGATCGCGCAGCTGCTCGCCGCGCTCTTTCCACTTGTCCTTGAAGTTGCCGCTGATGGGCTCGGGGAATGCGTTGGCCAGGCCGCCCCAGCCCACGTAACGCGCCAGCAGCGCCTGCTCGTCGGGCGTCGCGCGCCGGTTCTCGGCCTCAATGCGCTTGAGCGTGGTGATGGCCGCCAGGTTGTCATTGAACTTTTGGACCTCGCCGCCCTTGCCCAGCCCCACATCGGCGGTGATTTGGAAGTCAGCAGCGGGGATGTTGGGGGCGCTTGCCTCGCCCCCAGGAACGGCTACACGCCCATCGACTTCCGGTACGCGCGCTCCTGCGCTGCCATCTCCTTGCGCTCCCAGGGCTCCAGGTTGGCGCCCGGCTCGGGCTTGAGCAGGACGAACTGCGGCAGGGCCACTTCCTCCGCTTCGTGCTGCTGGAAGCCCTGTTGCATCAGGTCCTGCACCTCCTGCTGCGTTGCCTTGCCGGCCGTCTGCAGTGCTTGCTCCAGCTCCCCGGCGGCTTTCAGGGCGGCCACCTTCTGCGGCAGCCACTTGGCCCAATGCTTGCGGGCCATCGCTTCGTATTGTTGTGCGCTCATTGCCCTTTTCCTCTATTTGTGGGACGCCAGGCGAAATGGTAGCAGCGCCCTCAGTTTCCCCCTCAGGTGTAGTCCGTTGAATTTGTGCGAGTTCTGGCCGATACACCACCACGGTGGTAGCGTTCGGGTTGACGTTCCAGCCCTCGGGCGCATTGGGTTCCGTGAAGGCCAAACCGTCATAGCCCAGATCCATTACGCGCTGGCGCAACTCAGCTGCCAACGCCTTGTCACCCACCGAAGTGTCGAAAAGGCGCTTCACCTCCTGATCCACCTGGCCCTGGCGCATGTCGAGAATCTTGGCCTCTGGCGCCAGCTTGACATTCATTTGAGCGCCATCGCCGTCAGCGAATGCGTTGGCCTGAGCCTCAGTCAGCCCCTTTCGATTTGCCGCCCTGCCAGAGGCCGCGCGCGCGAAGAAGGCCGCATAGCCCGGGTCCGATGTCAGGTAAACGCCTCGGCCTTGGTGGTCGTACCCAACACCACGGGGCGCCCCATCGATCTTGAAGGCATCGAACTGTTCAGCAGAGCCGTGCAGCAGGTCCCCAAAGCTCGCACCATTCGCCACCGGCACAGCGCCAGCCTCGTCGGCCGCATCCAGAACAGAGGTAGCGGTATGCGCTTCGATGTCTGCTTTGTCTTCGACATCGATCACGGCACGCTTGGTGTCCACCCCCTTCTTGCCGCCAGCCATGGCAATGTAAGCCCCCTGCAGGTGGTCAAGGGTCAGCGCACCGGCCGCCTCGGCGCCCAGGTGCTCGCGGATCTGGTCCAGCGAGAACTTGGCCGCATCCTTGAACTTGTGATAGCCCAGGCGGAAAGCCGCGTCCAGCACGCGCGTGAGCACCGGCAGCAGCCTTTGCTCCTGCTCGGGCACCATGTTCATGCGCGTGTTCTTGCCCAGGATGTCGCCCAGGTCGGCCAGCGCATTCATCAGGTCGGCTTTGGCGCGGGTCTGGTCAGCGCTGGGCTTCTTGGCCGTTGCTGGCGCGGGCGCCTTGGCGGCTTCGATTTTGCCGGCCGGCTTCTTGGTCATGGCCGCGTCGCTCACCCAGGCCTTGAACTGGTCTTGCGTCATCTGGGTAATGGCGCCCAGACCGGTCCAGCCCTTGGCATAGTTGTCTAGGTAGGTCTGGCGCGCAGCAGTCTCATTGTCCGCGCCCAGCACCACCTTGTGCTCATCAAAGGTGCCGTCGCGATACACCTGGTCCACCACGAACACCGGCAGGCTGGGGTCGGTGGCCCGGTCGGTCAGGAAAACGTCCACATGATCCTTGTCCGCGCCCACGGTGCCCTTGAGGTAGCCGTAGTGGTTTTTCAGAGCTGGCCACTCGGGGCGGCGCTTACTGCCGGCAGGGTTCTCGATGCTGATGTCCAGGCCGTTGATCCGAACGTGCCCCTTCTTATAGTTACCCGCCTCAATTTGGGCCTCGGTGGGAGCGTCCAGGTCGTTTCGCTGGCTCGTTGCGGCTTCATGAGCCGCTTCGGTAACGGATACTGCGCCTCCTTTTGGCGCTGGCAGGGCGGACTGCTGCTGGGTTGCAACCGCTGGGCCGACATAAGGCAACTTGCCTGACGTGCGATCATCATCAGCGCTCAATGCGTCGATAGCAGCATACAGCTCAGAAATTTTCGGGCTGAGTTTCTTCAGCGTCGCAGAAAGATCTTTCTCAGCACTTGCCAAGTCCGCACCCTCCAAAATGTCCGCAGCTTCTGCGAGCCCCAGTTGGACACTTCGGTACTGATAGGCTGCATCTAGTAGATCCTGCGGTAGCTTGGCAATAATTGCCTCACCCTCCGGGGTCAGATCACCATCGTCGCGGGTGATCATTTCAATCACTTGCGTGCGGTGCCGTAGAACATTGGTATCAACTGCAGCTTGAGACACTTCTGGTGCGGCTATGGGTTGAATGGCATCGGCAATCTTGCGCTGCAGGTCACCGTTCAGGTTCGCCCATTGGGAGTTGGGCAGGTTCTTGGCAATGATCGGCTTTACGCCATCCAGGCGCTTGGCGACGGCCTGGCGCTCGGCGACAGGCATACGGGTCCAGCTGGCGCCAGCATCATCGAGGCGCTGCGCGCGCTGGGCGCGGTCAGCTTCTTGCGTTTGAGCTTGCGCGCTTGGCGCTGGCGCTGCTTGCGCTCCAGGGTTCGCAGTCGGGGCGGCGCCATTGGTCAGCCCTTTGGCAGCAGTTGCAGGTGCAGCGCCAGCGCGTGCAGGGCCTTGACCTTGCGGTGCAGAGCCTGCTGCAGCCGGTGCTGCTCCTGCTTGCGCCGGTTGCGCGCCAGCCGGCTTGGTTTGAGCGGTTTCAAGGCCATTCGTTTGTGCTCCATTGGTTGCAGTGCCCGGCGCATCCTTGGCGCGGGCTTGAATCTCTTTCTGAATCTTTTTCTGCCGCGCGTGGTCGGCGGGCAGCAAGCTGGCCAGCTGGTGCAGCTCGTCGGTGCTCATGTCGGGCAGCACCTTGCGATTGAGCTGGGCCAGGGTCGCCACGTTGGCGCCCTGGGCCTGCACGCCTGGTGCCGCTGGCGCTTCGCTGCTGGCGCCCTGAATCTCGATGCTGTCCGGCACAGCGCCAGCGTCCTCTTGCACGCTGGCGAAAGCGCCGTCGCCACCCTCGGGCATCTCCGAGGCCGTCAGATCAGCCTGCAGCTCTGCCTGCAACTGAGCCTCCTGACGGCGGGTGCGGCGGCTGCTCAACTCCATCGCCAGCTGGCGGCGCACTTCCGGCGCTTGGGCAGTGCGATACAGATCCGACAGATCCGCGTCGCTCCACTGAGCAAAGTCCATTCCGCCGATTTCCCCGGTTTCGGGGTTCACCTCAGGCGCTTCCTGCTCCTTCTTGTCGGCGGGCTTAGCCTTCTCGACCTGCTCGGCCGCCTGCGCCAGCATGGATGCCTGCTGCAGCTGCGCGGTGACGCCGCTATCCACGGCCAGCGCTGCGGCGTTCTCCATCGTCCCAGCGGCAGGCCCAGGACGGAGGCCCATGGCTTCAGATGGGCGCGGCGCGGCAGCGCCTGTCGATTCGAGAATCTCGTCGTCCGGGCTTGACACAGCACGGCTGGCTGCGATCTGCGCATCGCGCTCGGCCTGGGCCTGGGCCTGCTGGCGCGCCAACGCCGCGGCGGCATCGGGCGGTGCAGTCTGTGGAACAGCAAGCTCGCCCTGCTCTTGCTGTTGCAGTGCCTGCAGGCGCAGGGCGAACTCGTCGCTTACGCGCTTGAGCCCCGGATTGGGGGCGGCGGGCGGCGCGTCCGTATCGGCTGGAGCTTCTTCACCGGGCGCGTCGCCTGGCTGGGCCTTCTGGCCAAAGGAATCGCGCACCCCCTTGAAGCCTGCGGCGCCCGCGCCCATGGCGCCACCGGACAGTACGCCCATGACGGCGGCAGAGTCCAGTTCTTCATACCAGGGCTTGTCGAGCGCGATGTTCTGGAAAATCTGCTCGGCCATCGACTGGGGCAGTTCTTCCAAGAAGCCCTCGGAGATTGCGCCCTCAATGACCTGGCGCGGGATGCCCTTGACGGCGGCCTCGGCCACCAGCGGATTGGCCGCAGCGGTGGCGGCCTTATCGGCTGCCTCCTTGTTCATGCCCTTGATGCCCTGCGCCAGCATGGTGTCAGCCTCGCCGATGCCGAGACGGTTGGCCACCTTGTTGCCCAGTGCCCCGAATGCGGTCGTAGCCGCGCCAGAAGCCAGCGATAGGCCGGCTTGGGTAGGCGTCAGCAGCCCATCCTTGGTTTCCTGGCGGATCTGCTCAGCAGCGGAGCCCGCGCCCACGACGCCTTCGCCCACAGCGCCAGCCACCCATGGTGCCACCTTGGGTGCCACTGCCAGCAGACCGCGTGCAGCCACGCCACCTGCGCCCATGCTCGGCAGCGATTCGCCAACGGCAGTAGCGATGAGGCTGGGATTTGAGAGCGCGACACCAGCCTTGTCCACGATGCCATCGGCTGCTTGGAACTTGCGTTGCGCTTCCTTGGTGGCGTCGGAGTGCCACTCGTTGACGATCTCCTTTGCCTCCTTGGGCCGGAAGCCGAAGGCGCCGCCTTCGTTCTCCAGCGCCTTGCCCACAGCGCCTCCGGTGGGGATGTCGGCCAGGCCTACCAGCGCCTCTGGCACCGCGATGGCGCCCTTCACTGCGGTAGCGGCAATGTCCTGGCCCCAACCCTTTAGGCCGCGCGGAGCAGCTGGGGCACTGGAAGCATCAGGGCCAAAGTCCTGTTTCCATGGCTCGGAGCCACCATCTGCGGACTTGCCGCCGTACTGTTCTTCCCAGGGTTTTTTTGCATCGGTCATGCGCGCATGCTCGGGCGCAAAGGGGATTGCGTCGAACCCTATACAGGGCCGGCGTTATAGTGGCGGCAGGAGGTAACACAATGTTAGGCAACACAGCCAAAAAAAGAAATATTTTTATAGCAGCAAACCTAATAGGCATAGTGGCTATAACCTATTTTCATCCGCTGCTTAGAGTGGCGAACTTGCCGGTCACCGAATGGGCTTATTTGGCATCTCTGCCAATTGCTGCGGCAGCCATCTTTTTCGGGCTCTATGCGCTTGCATTCAGGAAGCGAGCACGCGGCGGCTGGCCTACCGGATTTTTGGTTTTGGCGTGGCTGTTTGCGTTGTCCAACTTGGCTATGCCTGCGCGCACCACCGAACCCAATCCGGTGCTGCAAGGCCATTGGACGCAAGAGAGCACTCGCAGCGCAAGCAAAGGACCATGGCTTGAATTCTCGCCATCTGGTTCACGCTTTTGTCGTGCACCAGATGGCACCATAGTGACGGTGTACCCACCAGGCGTGAAGCCAGAAGCCTCGACAGCTGACCCGGCCTGTCTGATTGCCAGTGTGGTCAGTGTCGAGCAGCTGTGATTACACCTTTTCCCAGTTGCCTTGGTCGTTCGGATTGCCGCCCTTGTAACGGTACCCATTGCGGGTATCCCCAATTTTGGGAACGCCTGCGGCTGCTTGCGCTGATGCACCTGTGTCTGCACGCTCAACCTGCCCTGTCTGGGTGTTGTAACGGTAGATGCTGCCCTCGCTGGTGGAACCATCTGGGTTCTTCGTGGCGGGCGTAACCTGCACCTTCCAGGGCGAATCCGCCTGTTTGCCAGACAGATCGCGGATTTGCTGGGCCACGGCTGCTTTCTCCTCTGGGGTCTTGGCAGCGTCGTAGCGCTTGGCCAAGTCTTCACGGCGCGTCGCATCACGGATGTCAAAACCGCGCACCTGGGTGTCCAGATTCAGACGGCCCTGGTCGACAGCATTTCGAGCGTTCGCGCGGCCAGTCTCCCCGGTTTCGCGCATGACCGCACGCCCAGTGTCGCCTGCCTCGCGCATTGCGGCAATGCCCGCGCTGGTTTCGTTCTGCATGCTCGTCTGCGCCAGCGCGGTAGCGTTGCGCTCGGCGGCTTGCTGGGCCTGCGATTCCTGGTTCATCAGTGCCTGGACCCCATTGCGCTGGGCAGCGGTGAGGCCGCGCGCGCCGGGCACCACCGTGGTCAAGGCGGACATCAGGTCGCTGCGCTCACGTGAGTTCGAGGCCTCCGGGCCAATAACGCCCGACCAGCCCGCTTGGGCACCTGGGGCAAAGCCGCGAGCGCTCTGCCCGGCTGCAATACGGGCAACGGACTCCTGTTCAGAACGCTGGGCCAGCGCGTCGGCGGCGGCCATGTTTCGTGGCGACGGAAGGCCGCGCGTCTGTGCACCAGCATTGGCCGCTGCTGGTGAATCGCCATAGCTGTTGCCACTGCGGTAAACGCCCGGCATAACCTGTGCTGCTTCTGGCGGCGCTGGCGGCACAAACCCCGGCAATCCTGCCACGGTGGGCACCGCATTTGGATTTGCCAGTGGTGGGTTGACAGAGCCCCGGCCAGCACCGGCGGGCGAAGGAGTGACCCCGGCTGGCAGCGGCTGCTGGCCTGGCACCGGTGGCTTGGCGGCGGCCGCTTGCTGCATGCGCTTTTGATCGGTGAATGGGGTCATGCTCGCTGGATCGACACCATCTGGCACGAGCTTGGGGCTCAGGTAGGCCGCATCGAGACCTGCCGCGCGCATGGGGCGAACAACCGCACTGTCATAGGCGCCGACCAAACCACGCGGCACCATGGTCGCTACGTCGGCGATGGCCCGGCCGGCGTCATTGCTCACATCCTTGACGGTATCCCAGGCCGACCCGATAGCTGCGCGATCGGCTTGGGCCTGCGGCGATACAGCTGGTGGAGCTGCAGGTGGAGACGCTGCGGTGGCCGCCGCTGCCGCGGGCGCGCCGCTTGCGCCACTGCCCCCCTGCAGACGGTTGCCTGGGAAAGTGTTGCTTGGGGACGGTGCGGCGGTGGGAGCTGGCAAACCTGCCGGGCGCGGCGCCGGCGCACCAACCTGGGTGGTGCCGGGTGTGGACACAGCTGCGGCCGAGTCGCCGAAGCTGTTGGCGCGCCGTTTTTCATCGTCGACAAGCCCACCGTCTGCAAAAAACAAAGGCGGTTCCGGATTCTGGGGCGCGCCCAGCACGCCAGGGGCGAAGCCACGGGCAGTGGTGGGAGTATGAGTCGCGTTCTTGACCTGGTCCAGCGCCTGGACGCCAACCGCATGCACCTGCTCGGGTGGCAGCTTGAACTCGCCATTGCTCAGCTGCACTGGCACGCCGCTGCCCTTTTGTGCGGCCTTGGCCGGCACAAAGCCGCGCGGCGCGCCACCCATAACCTCCAACTGCTGCTCACCCACGGCCTGGGTGCTGTCGGCCGGCATGATGTAGGTTCCATTCGGTACCTCGTCAGCAACCTCGTCCGAGGTGCCGGTGCCGGGCCCACGCACTGGGCCCCCATTTGCAAATGGTTTTGCGGTTTTGGACTTCGCCGCAGGTTGAAAGCCTCGCATGGAGCCTCCTAAATTCAAGTTCTGGACATTTTTAAGGCCTGGACTGAGACGGCCAAGCCCTATACAGGCTCAGTAGCTGTAGCTGTGGGTCGTGCTGGTGCTTGTGCTCTTGCTTTCGCTGTAGCTGTTGCTATTGCTTCCCGAACCGCTGACGCTGGCCGATACATGCATGGCCGAATAAGCCCCGGCGGCCAGTTGTGCACCCCAGGTGCCCATGGCCTTGGAGCCCTCCAGTGTGATTTGTGCCTGTTGGTAGGAGCGCTGGGACAGCGCGTTGTAGTGGCCAAGCTTCATTTCCGAGTAGGCAATGTTTGTGCGCACGGCCATATCGGCGTACTTGCTCTGCACTTCCGCCTCGGCGATGCCAAGGCTGGTGAGGGCGCGAAAGCCGTCCACCTGGCTGCGGAAAACCTCTGCGCCATATTGCAGCTGCTGCAGGGATGCGCCAACCTTTTCACGGAACCCGCCCCATTCGGTTTGGTACTTCGCCAGCCAGATCCGTGCCGCCTCCATCTTGACCTGGGCCCCCTTGAAGCGAATTTCGCTCTTGCTAGCAATGGCGCCGACGGTCGCTGCATACGCTCGCGACTGGGACTCCAGCATGCCCGCCTTCGCCTCTTCAGCTTTCACTTGGCTACTGTAGGCATCAAACTTCACTTTTTCAGCGCCGATCTGCTCAGCAAATGCCTGAACGTCGGCCCTGTAAGCGTCAAACTGGTTTTTGATGACATCGGCCTGCACCTGTGCGCCTCGCATCAGGCTGGAGTAAATCTCGGTGGCCGCCTGCACGCCTTGGAACTTGGCCTTGTAGACCTCGACCTTTTGCTGGTTGAGCTGGCCAATGGTGGCCAGCCCCTCCAGATGGGTCTTGAAGGCCTGCAGTTTCGCCAGCGCACCGTCGAGCTTGGTGCGGTAGACCTGGGCCAGCGTGCTGAATGCTGCGGTCTTCGCGTTGAACAGGCCAATATGGGCGTTGTACAGGCTGATCTGCGATTCCGCCTCGAAACGAGCCATCTCAAACAGCCGCTTGGCGGTGTTCTCGAACAGGTTCTGCAGCAGTTGCTCCAAGGCCATGCCCTGCGTCACAGCGAAGCGCAGATTCTCTATCTCCATCTGAGCAGCCTGGACGAAGACTTCGCGGTTGGTTTCCGCCGCTTTAAGTCGGCCCTGCTCGCGGATCACGCTGGCCGCTTTGGTGAGCATGCCTGGGGGCATGGAGAAGCCGCGGCCTGCCCATACATCCACAGCCTCCTGCACTCCCCGGCTTGTTTCAGCGCTGTCGCGCTCACGCGCCCGAGAAAAAAGGGCATCCTCAACTGCTGGCGGCAGGCCTGTGCCGCCCTCCATCATTCGCTGAACCTGCGCCACCAAGTCATCCAGCAGTTCAGACTCGTACTTGGGCTCCGACCAGTTGATGAACACGTTGGGCACAACAATGCCGTCGGCGTTGGGCGGATTGCCATCGAAATCAGGCAAATCGGGGAAGATGAAATCAGGGACCTTGATCACCTCCAAAGCCTCAAGCTCGGGAAGGACGATGCTGGGCGCCTCGGGCATCTCGATGGCTGTGTCGATGCTGGGCCGCTGGGGCGCCGGAATGATGGCCATGCTAGGCGCTGCTGGCACGGTGAGCGCCGGCATGGCTGGTGCATCTGGCAGCGCGTCCATGTCGCCGACATCCAAATTGGATAGCAGCGCATCAATGTTGCGAAGCGTGGGGTCTGACGGCATCGCCAGTACGCTGGGGGAGAAGCTGGGAGCGGCGCCAGCCTTGATCGCCGGTGCTGACAGCACGGGAATATCCAGCAGCTGCGGATCGGCCACCCCGACCATCCGTACATCCGCAATTTTGCTCATGCTCTCTTCCAAGGCGGCCTGGTGCTCACCGGCCTGGTCCTTGAAATACTGCATCTTGTCGGTAACTTCCTCGATGGCCGTGGCCATCGCGTTTGGTGCATCGGTAGCCATCAGATACTCCTTTTGCTGACGAGTGCCAGCACTTTCCAATCATTGATATAGGCACTGCTGCCCGTCAGGCGCAGGGTGTAAGCAAAGTGGCGGCCGAGCAGTCCTCTGCCAAACTCGAACCGTGCGTTGGTAAGGGCATCAGCCACTGGCCGGCCCTTGAGTGGGTAGGTGTAGGTGACCGGCCTGCCCGACTGCGTCTGGGTCACGCCCATGGTCGCGGTGCCTGCGAGCTGATATTCAATGTGCGACTCGACCGGCAGGCCCAGGTTCTGGCCCGTCATGTCAATGAGGCCCGTGCGAACTTCTGCCACCATCTGCTCACCACCACCATCCAGGGCGTAGACGCCATCGAGCGTGGTGGCATATAGCGCCCCATCGATAACAGCCAAACCGTTGACGCCGAAAGGTGCCCATCGGCTCATTGCCATGTTATTCAGGTGCGCTGTCCATGCCTGGCCCAGAATCACGCCAGGTGTGAGCACCTCGTCGTCTGCGCTGGCCCAGTCTTCAACCAGCTGAACAGCGTGCAGGTGGTCGACAACTTCATCCACAGCGATGGCGCTATCAACCACCAGAAACACAGCCGGCCTTACCCCGCCTAGCACCAAATCGCTCGCGACGGCAATGTCTTCAACCAACGAAACGATGCGGGCTCGGCCAAGGACTTCATCACCAGCAGTGGCGCTGTCAGTCACCAGGTCGGAGAAGATGACAAATGCGCGATCACTGGCAACAGCTTTGTCGCTCACCAGTTGGACGACGGTACGCTGGGCGATCACTTCGTCACTGGCCGTGGCCGTATCGGTGATCAGCGTGAGGGTGGTCCCCAGCACCTCATCGCTGGGAATGACAGTGTCTTCAATCAGGGTGCGCAGAATCCCAACCACTTGGTCGCCTGCTACCGCGCTATCCACCAGCAAGGTGACGGCATGCAAGGTCTGCAGGCATTCATCGCTTGCGACAGCGACATCTGCTATCAAGGTGACTGTCTTTTCCAGCACCTGATCGCTGGCCGTGGCGCTGTCCGTGACGAGGAAGCCCACTGTCGTGAACACCTGGTCGCTGGCAATGGTGCGGTCGTCTATAACGCTGTAGAGCCGGATAAAAACACTGTCGGTAACAATGGCCGTGTCTTGAAGGTCATCGCGGTATTCACTCATTGATGACTCCTATGAAATGGTGAGCACTTTGGTGGTCGGCGAGCCGGCAATAGCCAAAATGCTTGCGCCGGCCTGCGCTGTCTCGCTCATCCAAATTGGCATAAATCGATTTGCCCGCCGCATTGCGGACTGCATCCACGTAGAAAAACACCCCTTGGTTGTTGGGCGAGCTCATGAAATAGCTCTCGCTCACCTTGTCGGCAACGCGCTCGGGCCGGTCATAGATGCTGAAATCCAGTCTGGCCTTGGGGTCGAACTCCTCCAGGACATCCGTCTTCCGCGTCACAAAGGGTGGCGGCGCGCCACCGCCGGACAAGGTGACCCCGCCACCCTTTTCCAAGTAGGTGACGATGGGGGTCACGTCTTGCAGTGGGTTGAGCCAGGGGCCGGTGTCGGAGAAGCCGCCCACCAGGGCCTGGTTGAGCAGTTCGCGCTCCGCCCAGACGGGATTGCCGTCCTTGGGGAAGTAGCCCTTGGTCGGGTAAGTGGGCCCATTCGTCCAGTGCGAGCCCGAATCGAAGGTCCAAATGTCATAGGTGTATGGGTCGATCAGCGAATACATGTCGGAGCGCTTCTCCTGCCGCACCGAACCGGCGGTTTCCTCGCGCCCATAGATCACCGCATCCCGGCAGAAGTACGGAACCGACACCGCCATGCGCTTGCTGCGGTCGAATGTCGTTTTGACCGCCTTGTCGTGGGAGTAGTAGCGCCACCTATACATCGTTCCAGTCATCGAAAAGAATGCGTGGAACGTGTAGTAAATCTCCCCATAGCCCTTATCCTTGCCCACCAGCTTGGTGTTGATCTCGCTGGGCGCAATGGTTTCGCGCTCGTCTATGTCGGTGGTGTAGATCGAGCCAAGCACGCGGCTGTTGCCCACGTACTCGGTCTGCTCCCAGGACCCGATGATCATCTCGTCCTCGAAATTGCCTTCTGTGACCCGCGCATACTCCCGTGGCTCGCCGAAGTGCTTCACCACCTTAAGGTCCTGCCCGGTGTGATACGCGAAAACGATGGTGTCGCGCTTGGACTCTGGGCCTTCCCAGTGCTCCATGGGCTTGTCAGGGACGGTAAGCAGGCCCAGCTCGGGCAGCATGGGCTCGGCGAATTTGATGCCAGAGTTCAGCAACCAGCCTCGGTTGGTTTGCACCACATTGCCTCGGTGGCTGGCCATAGGGGCCATTTCCAGGTCGCGCCAGTAGGCATATTCGGCATCGGCGTCCCTGCCAGCGCGCGAAAGCAGTTCAGACGCAGAGACGCGGCGCAGCTTGTATTTCACCGCTAGACCCTCGGCGCTGTCCGCGCGGGCCCGCTCGTAGATAGGCATCAGATAGCCGGTCAAACGCTGCTGCTCAATGGGGTCGTCTCGTGTCCAATCTTCCAAAAGCTTCCCATCAAACTGCGCGGCACCCAGACGCAGGGCCATCTTGTAGGTCAGCCCGTAGGCGAGCCCCACCCCCTCGTCGTAGTCATAGCAGGTGTTGTAGGCTTCACTCCCGCTCGCGTTAAAGCTCCAGCCGCATGCGCTGGAATATGCCAGGTGATCGTAGAAGTCTGCCGTGCCGCACACCTCAATTACGACGCCCGCCCGCCGCCAGGCCTCAAACTCAGCCGTTGATTCCGGAAAGCCCTCACCCGACGGCATGCCGCCGAAGCGATCAAGCATCCACAGGATTTCTTCGTCCTGAACTACATCTTTTGCCCACTGCCGAAAGTGCTGGGTGGTGGTGGCCGGCACCAGCGGCAGCGGCATGGCGTAAACGCCTCTGGCGTTGACCTGCAGCAGCCAAGGTTTGCCTGCGTCATCGAAGCTCACACCGTGGCATTCGCTGTGACGGTAGCCAAAGCGCGTCTGGCCATTCTTTGGCGGAATACCTGTAAAACCCGGTAAGCGCAGATTCACCAGTTCCTTGTCAATGAGGTCCTGCACCTTGGCTGGAAGAGTTAGCTTTGCCCGCTCCAAAGGGGTATCTGGCAACTTGTCGAAGTCCTGGCGGCCGAAGCCACCAGCAATTTGAACCACCTCCGCCATTGCGCCGGAATACCACGTCGCCCGCAGACGCATGTACTGCGTCTCGGTATATGCCGTGGGTGTTTTGGGCTCCAGCTCCTTAAAGCGTGGGCCATACTGAATCACGAAGCGCTGCAGCGCCAGATGGCCCGGCGCCAGCTGCTCGCCATACCCCCCCAGGCGCTTGCGCGTCTGCTCGGTCACGTCCATCTCCACTGACTCACCCTCAAGCACCCGCGCTTTGGTGATAACTCCGGAAAATGGCATTGGGATGTAGGACTTTGCAAGGCCATCGGATTCATCGGTCGGAGGTGGGTTTTCGGGCAACTGCACGATCACCTTGACAATGCCGCCCATATCGATGGCCGTGGCTATGCCCCCGCTTGGCAGCGCGCGGGTCATCTTTAAGCTATCGAGGCCAGATAGGGTTTTGATGTTGACGAGCCGGCGCATAAGCGCCTCGACAGCTGCCGCATCTTCGCCCTGTGGCTCGGCCCCAAAAAGGCCGTACGGGCGTGCCTGATGCATCGCTTAGCCGCCGGGAGGCGTCAGGGAGATGCGGTAGCCGAGATCCCAGGTATCACCATTCTGGAAAGTTCGCGCCACTGGGAACAGAGTTGCCGACAGAAGAGCGCCAGTCACACCACCGCGTTGGCTGTTCGTCATCACAGCCGCACCGGTGACATTCAACTGGCCGCTCGTGGCAATGGTCAGCTTGGCAGCCGCTGTCATGTTGTCGATGCTGTTGGTCGCTGTCTTGACAGGCGTCCAGACAGGACGGGTCGCACCGGTGTGGCCCTCGGTCTGGCTGACGATTTCATTGGCCACAGCTGCATAGGTTGCAGCAGTCCAATTGGGCATCGGGGCGGCCGATCCAGAAGAAATGGCCAGGTAGTGGCCCGCTGGCTTGGCCGTACCAGGATCCAGCGCGACGTTGAGCAGCTGCGCCAAGCCTTCAACCGGGATCAGGTTGGGAGTGATTTCCCAGTTACCACCATTGGTGCGGTCGAAATACTCACCAGAGGCCATAACGCCTTGGTGGGGGAAGTAGATGCCTTCGCCCGTGATGTCGAAACGGTCGCGGCGCAGATCATGCGCAAGCGCTTTGCGCAGGTTGTGGTTGTGCATGGGAACTCCTTGGTGGTTGAACCAAGGCGCACTCATGCGCGCCGAATTGAGAACTCAGGATACAGCGGTGGTCAGCCGACCTCCAAACACTATGCTGTGCGCGGTAGCCCCCTTGATGCCTTGGAGCCGCAGAGCGTGTTTCTCGACCACAGACCCATCTGGGGTTCCGAGAACATAGCCGTTATCAGCCAGCCAGACGCAGGCCGCCCCTCCGCCGCCAGCGATTTCCCCAGCTTCTTCCGCTTTGAGAGCGATCGCGCTGCCAGGCACTGGCGCCCGGGATGTCTTGCGGATCATTTCCAGCCCGTCTGGCGTTGAGCCAGCGAGAAATGCCACATGGTCGACCTGGCCTACCCATATCCCACCATCGACAGGCATCACAAACGTGATGCGCTGCGGCATTTGAACGAAGTCATGGCGTGGGTCATGGAGGTGGTACGCGAGCGCCTGCGAAAAGCGCAAAACATTAGAAGTGGCCGTCAATAGCCGCCCCCGCCACAGCCCCAGGTAGCGACCGGTTCGCATGGGCATCATGTGGGCGAACATAGCCGCGCGCCCCAGGCCTGACGTGCTGGAAATATCCAAATCCAGACGCGAGACTGGCAAATCTTCCAATCGCCGCAGCTCGCCACCATTGTGGCTGGTGCAGTAGACGCGCGTTGTGACGACAGACGCATCCATGCACAACGGCAGCACCAGGGATAGACCACCGCCATCAGGCACCTTCAATTCAGAGGCAGATGACATACCAGACTCGGTACCGTCCTCTCGCACCCACGCAATGGCTACGCTGTATTGGCCGCTGACCAGCGCCCCCGTACCTGAGCTAACCATGGGTGGTGGTGGCGTCTCTATGGTCAGCGGCTGGGCGCTCTTGCCGTTGAACCGGAAGATACCGGCAGGCCCAGCCACCACCACCACATTGTTCAGAACGATGTGGCCGGGCGGATAGGCATCGCCCAGCTTCGCCAGCAACTCGCAACTCCAGTTTTTGGGGTCAACCTTCACCCAGTCCTCACCCAGCATCCCGAACACGTCGCGGTGAACAGGACTTTGCCAAAGCCCAGATAGCGGTTGGCTGGTTGCCCGCCGCAGGCCTGGCCGCATGCTCAGGCGGCCGGTTTCACTGATCGAAACGTTCAAGGCTTCCCGAACATAGAGCCGCCGATACTCGCCACCTACCTGCAGGGCATCATCGCGGGCCGAGGCGTTATCGATGCCTGCAAGGGGCATCATGGGATAGGGTTTGGTTGCCATCAGAAGGCTCCTTTGCGATATTGATCAGAATTTCCATCAGGGCGAATGAAGCGCACGCCCGGCTTCACGTCGTGCACGCCCTGAGTAGGCGCCGCGATGCCCGTGGGCCCAATGCCCTGGGTGGGTGGCTTAGCCGTGTCGCTGGCATTGCGCACCCGCATGCGCTTCTCAAATTGCTCATAGTCGTACTCGCAAGCGAAAGCATCAAACCCTTCGAGGGCCAGGTCACGCACGCGGTGTGACAGCCAGGCTACCCCGAACTGCTCAGCGTTGAAGCCGGCCGGGATCGTCGGCATGAGCGGACCCACACGCAGGCCTTGCCAGGCATATGGAGTGTCGCCCGGCTTGCTCGCGCCCATGGTCAGCGAATGCCACCCGGCCAGCTGCAGCACTCGATTCTTGTGGTCGACCAGCGTGCCCGCGCCGACTTCGCCAGCAAAACCCAGGGGCCTAACCGTCTGGGGCCCAAGGTAAGGCGCGAATTGCACCGTGGGCTTGCCCCATAACGTGGCCTCGCTCTCCTGGTACGTTTCGACCGCTTGCTCTCCGGGCAGCGAATGCATGCCCACGCGCAGCATCTGGAAGCCATAGGGCTGAACATACCGCCGCGCCAGGTCCAGCGTGGGCTCCCCAACTAGCTTGGTCTGCAAGTCTGGCCAGGTGGGGGCTACTGGCCGCGAGCGGTGCTCGACGCGTGGCGTGCCCGGCCCCTTGAGCAGCTGGTTGTTGGTTGGGCTGTGGTCCACATAGTGCAGGTTGCTCGACGGGTGGTTGCGCAGCGCCTGCGCCGGGGCCTCGACAGTCGCGTAGATGGTGTGGGGAGACAGCCGCGGCGCGGGTATTTCCAGCGGCGCCGCGATGCCGTCTCGCAGGGCGATAACTCGATTGCGCAAGGTGACGGCCGGTTCTCCCATGAGGTACTCCACGATGCCGGGCTCGACCCGGATCGAGTTTGCGGTGACAACAGTCGCGCCAAACCGCAACGACTCAAAGCCCTCGGGATAGGCAAACAGGTAGCTGACGACCGGCTTGGGCACCTGGTTGCCGCTCAGATTGGGGTCAATCCCCTCTGGCACGATCTTCTGCACCTCAGGCAGGCCGCCCTGCTTGGTCACCACTGGGCGGGGGATCTCGGGCGGCGCAATGCCAGCCACTGTCACCCAGCTGCGGCGATCACGCACGATCGGCACGCCCCACTGCGTCATGTAGGCTTCGCTCGTCTCTATGCGGCGCCATTGGGTGCGCACCGCAGGCATGCCCAATTCTTCGTGGACAGCCCCTTGAACGTAGATCTCCGGCGTCACCTTTCGCAGTGATGGCTCGCCAAACAGATCCTTGTGCGTCCAGCGCGGCCCGATCACGGTCCACCGAATATTGAGGATCGCTCCGCCCACACTCGACATATCCCCGCCGCTCACCTGCTCAATGTAGCGAGTGTGCAGCTTCACCACAGGCAAGGGGATGGGCGGCGGCTCAATGGTGTAGCGATCTTCAAAGCTCAGCGTGCGCACGCCGGCAGCCACCATGGGCGTGCCTGTGGCCACCGAATCCCAGCCCCCGACATTCCGATATTCGCGGCTGCGGTTTTCGATCACTGGTGTGCCGGTGGTGAGCATGCTTACACCAAAGGGCCCAATGATGGCCGCATTGTTGAAGACGGCATGCCAGATGGAAACCACTGCCGAATCGAACCCATCCATCACCTGGGGGCGGTTGCGATGGGTAACGCTCCCTGCGGGCTGGTAGACGGGCAGCGCTGGCGGCTCAATGCCACCAGGCGCAAGAACCCGGGCGTTGTTGTCGATCTGCGAGTAGCCGTGGCGCTCACTCAGGAATCCCTGGGGACCCAGCGTCTTGTTGCGATTCTCGATGGCTGTCCACTGTCCAAAGCCCGGCGGATTCAAACCATCGGCAGGGTCATGCACCTGCGCGATGAACTGCCGTAGGTTCCATACACTCGCCTGCCCAAAACGCAGTACCTCTTGCGCATGGGAGGCAAGGCCCTGCGGCCTCGCGTACTGGCGCAGGTTCTGCACTGCAGGCTGGCCAACTGCACCAACAAAACCCTGGGGGGCTATGGTTTGCGACATCGGGATGATGCGCTCGCCCCATTGGGTCATCTCGGTGCCGACTGGGAAGATGTAGCGCAGCCCCCCGACGGCGTGGCTCTCCAGCATCACGAGAGACGAGAAACCTGCAGGGGATAGGTCGCGCGGGCTCCGGCTGACCCAGGCCGTGCCGATGCGCAGCAGATCGACGGCGCCGGCGGCGGTGACCCGTCGCACGCCATGGGTGATGGTGACTGTACCCACAGCGAGCGCCTGCAGGCCCGAGGGTCTCACATACCGATTCCAGAGCTGGACCACCGGCCGGCCAGAGGCCAGGTAATCGCTGCCACCATGGGTTACCCGTTGATCCCGGTTCCATACCCGCGCGCCGATACCAACGTTTGAGCTACCCCACCCTTGCGCGGCCGCGAACTGCTGCTGCCACCGCACACTGACCGCGCCCAGCTCCAGGGTGTCGAAGCCCACGGGAAACAGGTATTGCGTCGTGCCGATGGGCCCGTCGCTGGGCACAAATTCCAGGCCGACCTGCGCGCCAAGCGGCGGGGTGTAGAGTCCTTTGAAGTCCAGCGCCACTGTGTGGCCGGCGGGCGGCGTGTAGTCGACCATCGTCACACCTCCGGTGCAACGTTCGCCATGATCACATCGTTGCGGCCCGCCAGGCGCCCCACTACATCAAAGCGCAGTGATGGGTTGAGCCCATCAACGCGCCAGGTGCCGTCGGGTGCAGACACGGTGCGGGCGACCACCACACCATCGAAGCGCGCACCAGCCGGGCCACGCCAGAGCACGCGCACTTCGGCCGCCGTTGGCACCCCCTCGACCGTGGTGATGCCGTCCGGAAACTCACCAGCCAGATACCCAACCCCTCCAAGCCCGAGTGGCTTCTGGCGAAACCCGACGCCGATGCCGCGACGAATGCGCAGCACTGAGCCTTTGAGCAAGGGAGGATTACTCATAGAGCATCAGCAGGGACAGGAGGGATGACAGCGTGACGCCGCTGGCCCTCGCCTCGTTTTGGTCAGATTTAACGGTTGGGATAACTCCCGACCTTGACCCGAGACTGATCATTTTCTTAGTGACAGCACCGGCGTTTAAGTCAAACTGAACACCTTGGGTGAAAACATCACGATGCCCCAAGTACAAGTTGCGAAACACCGAGACATCTGGAGATGGGCAATACACTTGATCCACGACTGAGTACGCAGGGGCCACTGCATTTTGCAAAGCAATATCTGATGCAAAGCCTTTGGCTGTGAACAACATGCCATCTAAATATCCTGAGAGGGCCAGATTCTGCGAGTAGATCTGATTATTCGCCAATGGAATCATTGTGATGTCAGGCGCATAGCATCGCAGTGCATTGCCTGAGATGATGCCGGCGGCGTTTTCAGCACGCTCAATGAATAGGGCAAACGAAGCTGCGTCCAACGATCCAGTTATTTGCGCCCCACCCCGCGACCCAGCGCCATATACGAACCCGAAAAAGCCTTCGGCAGCACTGTAGGTGATGAACGAGGAGCCGGCAGAGGTGATTCTTTGCGTTGTAGTAGTTGAGGTTGTTCCGTATGACTGAGGCATGTAGACGGTGAACGCATCAGAGCCCTTAAACCGAACCTCTACCCTGCATCTTGGTGTCCCACCGGTTATGACTGCTGCAGATGAATTCAACCCCTCCACCCCAAAACCGTAGTAGACCGTTATGCTCACAGGTGCCACCGCCTGCAATGCATCCGTAAACAGGTACTCGCAGAATCCTGCATAGGTGTTATCCGCACCAAAGGCAGCAACCGAGGCAATGTCCAGTTGCCCGGCCGCCGACGACTGCACTAGGCCGGCGCTCAAAAAGGACTGGTGGATATCGCCCATGATGAGCTTCCAGCTCGGCAGATCCTTGGAGATGACGCGGGTCGCAGGCGTCCAGGAACGTGTGTATCCCATGGCTTACCCCTTTGGCGCACCAAGCGGCGTCTCGCCGGGCCAGTAGCCTTTAGCCTCGTGCCAGGCAGAGTACTCATCCAGTAGTGCCTGGTCATTGACTGCGGCAGCCAAGCGCATGGCCACGCCTGTCGCCCAAAGGTGGCTGTTCTCACCAGTCTGGTTGGGCCCGTCGCGCTCGGCGATGAACATCTGGAAGGGAGGTAGACCAGCCACCAGGGACCAGTTGACCTTGTGGTCATGAATCACGATGCTTGGCGCGCTCACGCCGTTGACCGAAAGCACCTGCGCCGGCGGCTTGGCCGGGCCGTCAGCCGGCACGGGCGTAGGTGAGGTTTCCAGTGCAAGGGCCGGGGCGGCAGGCGCTGGTGCCACGGGCACATACAAATCGTTGAAGTCGTTCATGTCAGGCGTCTCCAATCCGTTGCGGCTGGCCCTGGCGCAAGGGGGTGTAGCGGCCCTGGGTGCCTGGGCGGCACGATGCAGCTAGCGCCTCGACCGCCGCGACTGTGGTCTGTGGATTGCGCAGGTCGGCCGCCATCGACGCGATGGCTACGTGCACATCCTCAGTGCACACCGCGCTTTTGCTCAGTTGCTCCAGGATGGTGGCCTGCGTGCCGAACACGATCTGCAGCTGGTTCTGGTAGGTGCGCGCCTGCTCTGTCCAGAAGTCGCGCTGCTGTTGCATGGCGGCCAGCTTCAATTGCAGGTGATCAATCTGCGCCTGCAGGTCTTTGGTCTTGGCAATTGCGCTCATGTCAGGGCTGGCCTTTCTTCACCTTGGTGGGCTTGTTGGCGACCGACGGGCTGCCAAAGCGCACAGCAGGACGGGCCACTGTGCCCGCCGCTACGGCGCCCGGCACCCGGTCGGTGATGTTGATGTTTTCGGGGAGAGGCTCGGCCTCGATGATCTTTTTGGCGGCCTCAATCGCCTCAGCCTGCTGGCCTACGGCAAAGACCAAGAAGAAGCCAGGGCCCACGGGCGGCATGGGCGCATTGATCTGAACATGCTCAGCGCTGACTACTTCGACAAGGATCTCCACCTTGCCACGGGCAGAATCCAAAAGAATGGTCTCAGGCATACTGTCTCCAATGATGGGCGGCCAACTAGGCCGCGCTTTCGATGTGAGACTCCTGGGAAACGCTCACACCCGAAAAATCTTGTTGACCCCGTTGTCCCAGGTCACGATGATGTCGCCCCCGTTGGGAGTGATTGGCAGGCCGGTAGCCGTGTCGATGTAAGCGATCAACGGGCTGGTGGCTTCGGTGCCGGTGTCCTTGAAGATCACGATGGCGTTGATCGTGGCCCCCGATACCGATGTGAACGTGCAATCCGCACCATCTGCAGCCCCACCGGTGGTGGCCTTGCCCGTCAGCGTCACAATCTGGCTAATTCGGGAAGACACCGGCACGTCAGCCAGGTACTGGTGCACCGCAGTCTGCGGCGTGTAAGCGCTGGTACTGACAAGCACGACCTTGATCGTGTCCGTCATCCAGTTGATCTGAGCTTCTAAGAATCGCTGACGGGCCGCGTCGTACAAGGTGTTGGCCATGCGTGCTCCTTGCCTTGTTCAGGCGAAGAAGCGCACTCCAGCGCGCCAGGGGTTGAAATAGGTGGTCGGCGGATGCGGACAGCTGGTGGCGCATCGATTCGCAGATGAGCCGCCTGGCCGTGTTTCTTCACCAGCGACACTCGCGTATCGCCAATGGTCAGCGACTGGCCAAGGCTCAGATCTACATACAAGGTGGTTTTACCGCTCATGCCTGCAAGTGTTCCAGCAAGTGCCGTGCGGGGCGAACCCTACGCGGGGGCGACTGACTTTGCTATGCTGTAACAGGCTTGATACAGTTTTCCAGGAAAGGGATGGGGATGAAATCGGCTCAGATATTGTTTGCCTGCAGCCTTTTGCTTGCCGGCGCGGCACATGCACAGATCTACAAATGCAAGGATGAACGCGGTCAGTTGCTGCTTTCTGACAAGCCATGTGCATCTGGCGAACTACTGCAGCGAAAAGCTACGGAATCAGAAAAGGCTGAGGGCGACATGCGAGCCTATGAGGCCAACATGCTCAAGCAAGAGCGTCGGAATAGAGAGGCTGCGCGTAATGCAGATTCCAACTATGGCAACGCACAGCCACTGCAATACGCGCCTCCACCGGTTGGCTCTCAGCCTCAAAGCTACGAGGAGAGGCTTGCGGAACGCAATGCAGGCGTAAAGAGCATCCTGGTGCCATCGCGAATTCCTTCTGCAAAGCCGACCAGAAACCAAAACGCTGCCCCTATCCCGGCTCCGCCTCCCCCTCAGCCCACCACCTTCACCAACTGCGGAGGTGGTTTTTGCACTGACAACTTTGGCGGCACGTATCACCAAGTGAGCCAAGACTTCATGACCGGCCCAAATGGCCAAGCCTGCCATAGATCTGGGACTGTCTGGAACTGCAACTGACGCAGGTGCTGCACAGTCCTGTGCTCGCTGGCATGTGTCCCTTGGCCAACACAAAACTATCGCCATTTGTTATACTGGCAGCACTTCGAAAGAAGTTCGGGCTTGGTCGCCCGGTTTGCACTCTGCGGCACCAAGCCGCTTTACATTGATAGCGGCTTTTTTCATGTCTTGGTGCGCCCAGTTTATGGCGGCCCAAGCGGGACACCGAAAGGTGTGCCGGTTTCTGCTCCGCAGGGTGCCCGGTCGACCAACCCGCTTGGGCTGCCGCCTTCTCTTGGTCGAGAGGTCGCAGCGGTTAATCCATAAGCACCTTGGAGCAAGACATGCAGAATTCCCTCGCCTTCTCGGCGCCCACTGAACATTCCACCTTCAACTTCGGCAATCACCCCGTTCGCATTGTCATGCGCGCTGAAGAGCCATGGTTTGTGGCTTCCGACATTTGCGCAGCATTGGGATACGCAAACACGAGCAAAGCTGTAGCTGACCACCTTGATGCAGATGAGCGGTCTAACGAACAGTTAGACCGGTCCCGGATGGGCAGCAAGTCTGTGATCATCAATGAATCGGGACTATATGCTTTGGTACTTCGAAGCCGCAAGCCCGAGGCCAGAAGGTTTGCCAAGTGGGTGACCGGCGAAGTCCTGCCAAGCATCCGCAAAACTGGGCAATACGTAAAGGCTGGGCACGCTCTGTCGCCGCAAGAAATGGTGGCCGCCTTGGTTAAGCATATCGAGGCTCCGAACAGCGTGCCAACCATCGAATTTATGCCTTTGGTTAACGCAGTGCTCCGGAAACAAGGTTTCGATTTGAGCCCCGCTTCCATGTCACCAGAGCAGGCAACTGCGATCACCGACAGGATCAACAGCCTGGCCAAGCTATTTCACCCGCTCTCACCTCAATTTGCTGACGTGCTTGGCATTCGTCGCGCGATGAGAGGTCTCCATCCCAAATTCGGGACCAGGGAGCCTGGATATAGCCAACTCCTTGCTGCTCTGTAATGAATACTGGGCACGCCTCGAAAATCACCAACTGGTTTGCTGCGCGCTGGCAGCGCGGGCCTGCGGTGCACATCGCGCCCACGGCGCGCGACTTGCCGGTACCGGCGCCGGCGGACGCGCGGGGCGTCTTCCATCAGGGTGCAGTTCATGTCGTTGCGCAGCAAATGCCCACCACCCTGGCCCAGACGCTCATGCACGAGGCCGTCGGCCACTACGGCATGCGCAAGTGGTTGGGCGCCGAGTGGCCGGCCTTCATGCGTGCAGTCCAGAACGGCGCGAAGGCTGGGGACACGGGGCTACAGCAGCTGCAGGCACACATCCGCCAGACCTATGTTGATGACGCTGGGTCCTACCAGCTTTCCGCCAGGATGGAATCAGACGAGATTGCGGCGTACACAGCCGAAGCGTTGATCTGCTACCAGACGGGGACGCTGCGCCCAGATCGCGCTTGGCAAAAGGCGCTCCAAGCCACAAAAGGCCGGCTGATCCGAGAAGGCTTGCTCGTTGAAGGCCAGGTGACGCAGGCCGAATTGGAAGGCGCCCTATTCCTGGCTGCCAAGCACATGGAAGGCTGGCCCTGGTTGCACGCTCAGGGGCGCATTTCGGCACTTTTGGCGAGGTGCGGTATTATTTGGCCCATGCCTAAGTTTGACCCCCTCAAGCGACCACCTACCTACCTGGAGAGCATGGAGCTTCTGCGCCGTGCTGATCAGCAGGTTAAGGACAAGGAAGAGCGCGCAGGATTTTTTCGAATTGGGGGTAGTCTTCTGCTCTTGGCCGTATTGGTATTTGGCGGGGGTGCAATGCTCATCTATGGGATAGCCAAGCTATTCTGACCAGCGTTCGTCATCCCGCCAACGCGCCCTCGTAAGAGGGCTTTTTCACATGTGTTTCCTTCATTAGAATTTGCGGTAACGCCACAGCTAAGGTGAAAAATGACTACGGAGGATTTGCTGCTTGTAGCAGCTTTTGCGGGGGGAGCTATTGGATTGTGGATGCTCAAAAGATGGGATGAGCGGCGCATGGATCACCTGGCTCAAATCAAGTTTCCTAAAGCCACATCTAACAATCCGCTGCAAAAGAAGTTGACCTGGGAGCAAAAGAAGCAAGAGTTAGAACAAGAATTGAAGCGCGCCCACTCCATAAGCGATGGACAGGCTTTGGCACCTTACGCTGGCTTCCTCTTAGGCTTGGCAGTGGGGTTCCGCTTCTTTGGCGGGATTGGATTGCTCTTCGGAATACCTTTAGGCATTGTGGCCTACTACCTTGTCAAAGCATGGGTATCAAGAGGTCGCGCGAAAGCCGCGAAGGCACTTGCAGATCATCTGGGTAGCGATAGAGGAGGCAGTTACTTAGCTCAGCGATGATGCGCAGCCATCACCCGAGGGCTTTTTCATGCCCGAGACCGTTCTTCAACCATCTGCCTCAAAGATGCCTCGAGTCGCTCAGCCATCGGATCTTTCCTGAGATGCTCGGTATAGACAGTTGTACAGGCCAGACGCGATGTGACGACCCTTCGAAATAGGTTGGGCCATGGGCGAGCGACGGTGCCCGCCTTTGGCGCGAATGGTTGCATCTCAGTTGCCATGCCCCCCAGTGTTCCGGGAGCGGCTGCCTCAGTCGAACCCTACACGGGGGCATGAAAAAACCCGCCGGAGCGGGTAGTTTCGAGCACTAGGCCTGCATCTTATCTTCTACTGCGGCCCTAGCCTTTTTGAGATCGGCACAGTGTCCAAGGATGACACCAACTCGAGATAGCGCATCTTTCTTGTGCCTCAACGTGTAGTCCAAGTTGAGATCATAGTCTGCCTCGTTTCGCTGGTCTTTAAGCTTCTTGAGGTAGTGAACAATTTGCTTGGCTGAAAGACGCCCGGGGTTTGGCCCATCACCATACGCTTTAGTCCGCCGGATGACGAAAGCATGAGAGCCTTCGCCACGAATTCTCTCCACCCCTGGAATTGCGGGGATCAGTTCATCGACGCTATGAAGCGCTGCATAGTACCCCCGTGAGGTTGAGCATCTCAGCTGTACTTCGCTGCAACCCTCAACGTCACCGAGAACATTTGCTAAGTCAAGCAGATCGGTGGGTGAGCAGCTCATCGTTGGTCATGTAGTGAAACTCGACGTTGAACTTCATGGGGTCCCATGTCTCATCGTCGTAGAACTTAGCAACGAGCGCGTCTTCCAGCGCAATCTCTTTCTCGATGTCGCCAGGAAAATTGAGGGCAGCCACCAAACGCATTCCATCCTCATGGTCGTTGATAGGATGCATGCTTATGGACTCAATTCGAGCATGCTGCTCCATAGCAACGCGCGCGCCAACCTCAATCTTACGAACAACCTCATCTGGATCGATGCCAAGATCTTTGAGGGTTTGAAGAGTGTACTCGGCCGCCCTAATAGCTTTCAGCAATGATTCAGGCTTGTTAGCCAAATCCTGAACCAAGTCTAAAGCTTGTTGATACCGACCTGTCTGCAATAGCGATCTAAATGCATTCTCTGCGGACTCAGCATCACCGGCCACCATGCGATATGACTCCGTCGTCAGTTCGACTGACTTGGTAAGATTGCCAGTCAGACGATAGTTCACTGCTGCATTGGCAAGTGTCACGAACGAACGCTTGTTCTTCAGCGCATTGTTTGTCCAGTACTCGACCTCATCAGGCTGCCAGCGGCAAACAGCAATTGCCGCTTTGACCGTGCTGGCAGTCGCGGCATCTACTTTTGCGAGTTGGTCTGCTTCTCTTTCGAGGCGTTTCAACTCGAACTCTGACACTTGATCAGGGTTGTCCACGTACGATTGTGCCTTCTCGATGAGAGCATTTCCAGTCGTCTGCGGTTGTTGATACGCCATTGCTTCGCCAGTGATTTGATTCTTTTGTGCGTTGGATAATACACGAAGAGTTAATAACGCTCTACTCTAGAGGCCTTGATACATATAACTTCGTTGGCTTTGCGCCATCGATCTATGCCATGAAATCGTACCTCGCTTCAGCAGCACTGCTCTTGGCCTCCCCTGCCATGGCCGCGAACTACGCCACCTGCATCCTTGACAAGGCCCCTGCAGCGCAGAACGACGTTGCGGCCCACGCCATCATGCAGTCGTGCCTGGCTGAGCACCCAGTCACTTAACGCGGCGCCAATCTCCACCCGCCCGGCACATCCACCACCTGCATCCCCAGCTTCCGCGCTTCCGCACCGGCCTTCAGGCGATTACGGTAAGTCGGCTGTTCGGTTTGCGTGGCCTGGTTCGCGACGTTGATGGCGGCGGCTGGGGTGGCGGCGTTGAGTCTCGTGCTCTCAGCGAGCCAGCGAGTATTGCGAGGATCTGCGACGATTCCCGCTGCCACCCGAGAAGCTGCAGGGACGGCCAGCATGCCCGTCAACATGGGGACATTTCCTGTTGCGATAGCCGTCATCACCCCTGTCAGCCCACCGATAAGGCCTGTTTGGCGCGCCGTCCCACTGGGGTTCGCGAACACTTGAGCGCCTTCGCGCCGCAGCGAGGCCATGCGCCCCATCTGTTCCACCTTCTGGCGTAGGCCAGGGAAGCCGGCATTGGCGAAGAGCGCGGTGCGCGCCGGAGCAGACATCGCGGCCAGGTTGGTCAGGAAGGATTCGGGGCTGAATGCTGCACCCATTTCATCCTGAGACGAGTTCCGCGCGCGGCCGAGGCGCTGCAGCACGGCGGCGGCCACCTCTCGGCGGTTCTCGATTGGCATGGACTTCATGACGCGGTTGATCTGGGTCCCGCCATCCGACAAGCCGCTGGTGGCAGCCTTGAAGATCTTCTCGGGCGCATCACGGTTCACCACGGACTCCAGTTGCTCCAGGCGCTGGATGCTGGCCTTGGTGTACTGGTTGGCCCGACTCCATGCCTGCTGTGCTGCCGGACCAGCAGCTTCTGCGGCAGTGCCCAGGTCATCGCTGAGCGCAGCGTACAGGGCGCGCCACTTGCTGCGGGGTACATCGGCAGTCAAGCCACCCTCGCTGATTTCCTGGCCGACCAGCGTGCGCAGCTTCTTCAGAGACTCATAGGGGAGTTGGCCGTCCACCTTACTGGTGAGCATGCCATGCACGCGCGCTTCGATCTGTTGTGGCGTCATCGCGGGCTGCAGGTTGTTCATACCCAGAAGCGACCGCTCAGCATTTTCAGCTTCGATGCGTGCAGCCTGGGCCTGCAGCCGGCCGCGCAGTTCATTGGCTTGGTCGCGCACGCCCGGGCGAGAGAGGATGGCCGCAAGGTCAGTGGTGTCACTGCGCAGGCCTCCCTCAATGCCTTGGATGCGTGCATTCTTGAACCACTCGGAAAGTGCAGGGGCGCCATCAATGCCGGCGTTCAGATCCTCCAGCGCGGCCCGAGTCCTATCCGACGAGATCATGGTGTTTGCAGGGATGTGCTCGTCCAGCTTGTCGTACAGGTTCTTCTGCACGGTTTTCACGTTGTTCTTGAACGTGTCCACGCCCTTGGCAATGGCCTCGCCCGCACCCCAGCCGTTGGCATTAGGTGAGAGCTTCTGCGTGATGTCATCGACGGCAGCCTGCAGGGCATTTGCCTGCTGCTCGCCTCGGCGCGCCATAAAGCCTGAGCTGCCAGGCACGTTTGACAGCGCCGTCTCAGTAGCCTGGATGGCGCGCGACTGGGTGGCCTGACCCAAGGTAGGCGTGATGCCAGCAGACTCCTCAAAGGTTTTGATGTTGTCGGCCATCTGCTGGCGGCCAGCCTCCCCGCCGCGCACGGCACCACGGATGGCAGCTTTGCCAGCGAAGGCGCCCACAGTGGGCGACAGTCCAGCGGCAAGGCCTGCGGCCAGCTGCGCGCCCTCGCCGCCACCACCCTCGCGAGCAGCGCCCGATCCAGCACCGGCAGCCGCGCCGCTGGCAATCTGGGTGCCAACACCCTCTGCCAGCCCCTGGCCCACTGCAGAGACGATGGGGGATGCTGCGCGCGCGAGCACGCCGCCAACCCCTACACCTGCAGCAGCTCCAGCACCACCTTCGACAATGTCCTGCGCGACCCGCTCGCTGGCCGTTTCTGGCTGTGGCAGACCGACATGGGTAGCCAGGTTGCTTGTGGCCTCCTTGAGCATCTGCAGGCGTGGGCCGTTGCCCTCGCCCATCACGGCGTCAGCAGCAGCGTTCAGCGGCTTGGCAATCAGGTTGTCCGTCACCATTGCCGGGACGCTGGCCAGGCCTTGCGCCAAGCTGCGAGTGCCCAGCCCGATGCCGCGCGCCACCTTATCCCCGAATGACGCCTCTGCAGCCGGCGCGCTGGGCGCTGGTCCAGCAGCTGGTGCTGCAGCCGCTGCACCTGGTGCGGGCCGAATCACAACATCGTTGTCCCAGGGATTTCCAGAAGGCGCTGCCGCCGGCGCGCTTGGCGCTGCAGCTGCTTGCGCTTGTGGCGCGCTACCCGGCTGGGTTTGAGTGGTTTGAGGCTCATGGGCTGGTGCAGTTGGAGCAGCAGAAGGTGCCGGCGCGGCGGCAGCGGACGGCAAAGAAGGTGCAGGACGGATGATCTCGTCGTTATCCCAGGGGTTTGCCATCACTGCTTCCTCCGCACCGAGCCGTCAGCGGTCTTGAAATAGGAGCCCGAAGGCAGAGCTTGGTAAGCGGCCGCGTCAGACGCCACCGGTAGATACTTCATGTTCAGGTCCTCGACCGTCTTCATGGCCGCCTTGCGCTGATCGACTGGAATGGTGGGATCGCCGATCTGACCAGCCATTTCACGATATAGCAGCACATCCTTGTCGGACTGTGGGCCGGACATCTTGGGCATCTTCGACACCAAAGCACCTTGGAGGGCCTTAAGCTGGGCCGCCGACTGAGCCCCATCCGTGGACACCCCAAAAGCACGCGCCACTTGATCGGCTGCCGCCCCAGCGTAGCTACCTGTTGCAGTGTCCAGAAGCGGCCGGGCCTGGTCGAGTATCGAGAACACGTCCTGCGTGTCCTTCGTCTGCTGCAACCCCTCTTTGCTCGCAGCAGGATCCGCCGGGCCACCAGGAATGGCCTGCAAGTTGCCGTTGGGCAGCGCGCGGTAACCTGTTGGCGCCGCCTTGGCTGCCGTGGCGCGCAGCTCGGCTTCTTGTATGCCACCTAGCGTTTGCAGCAGGGAGCGCTGATTTGCACCCGTTTCCTGGGCCTGTGTACGCGCCATCGCATCCTGGCCCGCCATTTGGGCCTGGCTCAGGTCTGTCATGCTGGAAAGCCGCGAACGCGCGTCGGCACCCTGCTCTCGCATTGCCGACTGCTGTATATCGACATTGCCCTGGAGTGCAGCTTGGTCCAAACGCGGCTGAGCCTCTTGCAAGGCTGCATCAATGGCCAGGGCCGACCGATAAGCGCGCACTGCCGGATTACCTTCAGCACCCCGGCCACCCCAGCGGCTGGTGTTGGTGATGCTGCTTGCCGAAGTCGCCAGGTTCTCCAGTTGCTTACGCGCTGAATAGTCGTTGGTGCTATTGGATACTTGCGGCGTATCCATTTGCGGAATGTTCAAGGATGCGGGTGGCGCTGCCATGGGATTTGCCGGTGGCCGTCCCAACTGCGTCGGGGATTGCGGCATAGGCGGCGGACTCGCACCCAGATAACCGCCCCCTGCGCTCGCGCCATTGATAGATACATTGCCACCCACGTTCCCGCCGCTGTAGGAATTCCCATCACGGTTGATGTTGGACATCATTGCCGCGGCAGATTGGGGTGCTGGAGCAGCACTCAAAGACTGCGCAGGAGGTTGAATCGATGCGGCGACGCGTGAAAGCGGTCCGGCTGCCAGGGCCGCCGATGGTCGCGCTTGCACGTTGGGATTGCTTTGGACTGCCGCTGCGTCACCGAACGAATTGGCAGCGGGTGGCTGAGCCGCAGGAGCTGCACCAGGTAGTTGGCTGAGCAGATCTTGTGCACGTCCACGCTGTGTGGGGTCAACGGTTGCCATTGATAGGGCCTTTCACTTGAGACTGATGCAAGTCTCCCAGTGCAAAGGCCTTCAGCCAATCCCTAGCGGGTGGCTTTACCAGTGGCTCCGGACAATTGGCGGCCGACGGTCACGCTGCTTGCGCTGCACGTTGGCGTCAGGCCGACGCCCAAAGGCCTGTTCAAACATGGCAAGGGCAGTAGCGGATCGCTGAGCGTCAAAGACTTCAGCATCTGGCTTCATGAACGCGCGATGAAACACCCAGTCAAGCAGACGGGTATGAAATCGCGCATTGATCTCAGGCGCACCGTCCAAGGCTGTGGCACTCAAGGGTGCCAAGGCTCCACGCACGACAGTGGCTTCAATGATCATTCCCTCATGCGGCGTCGGCACAAACCGCAGCTGCGCAGGCTGCGAAGCGTTGGCCTGGATGAAGAGAAAGTAACGCGGCTTACCTGTACGGCTCTCCCATTGTCCATAGGTTCGGTCGAGCATTTCGATGCTTGACTCTTCCAATAGGCGGCCGACGAGGGTCACCCGCTTGACCTCGAACACGCTGGCATCAAGGCTGCAGGTAGATTGACCTGGAATCAAGGTCACCTCAGCACGATCTTCAATCAGCTTGGCCCTCTCGCAGGCCTCCTGAACGGCTTCATTGAGGTAGCCGACGAGCTCCTGGTCTGACCAGAACTGACGACCATCTGCGTCATCAGCTTGGCACCGGAACAGTTGAATGAGTTCGCCGACATTCATGGTGCAGCCTTAGTCGCCAGCGGAGACCACCAGCCACTCAGCTTCGACTTCTTCGCGGGTGACTGCGAAGCCCAGGCGAGCTTTGAGCTTGGTCAGGTTCGGCTTGCCTTCGGCAGTAAAGTCGCCTTCTTCGCCACCATCGAGCATGGCCTGCAGCGCCTGCTTGATCAGCAGGGAGCGGTTGGCCGTGTCGACTGGAGCGGTGCCGCCGGCGGTGGGCTGGACCACTGCACCTGTTTCGCCAGATTGTCCGGTGACGATGATCGCGCCACGGGCAATGGCTTCACGATGGAAGATCGCAGGGATTTCGTTGCCTTCGGTCGAGATGACCGTGGTGTGGCCGCTGGTCAGACCGATGTGCATCGGCTCAGCGGTGGGAGAGCGAAATTTGAGCATGGTGATTCATCTTTCAAAAGACCCGGCAGGTTTGACGCTGCCGGGTGAAAGGCCTTAACGGCCCGACCACTGAGACAAACTCAGCCTTGGGTGAAAGCCGACCGGCCTTCCACGTAGTAGTGCACAGTCACTCGCGCCAGGCCAGCGGTGGCAGCCGCGCCCGTCTGGGTGAGCAGCGCATTGATGGCTTGGGCAGCAGGCGTCTTGAAACCTGTGATGGTCAGCTCAGTGCGACCAGCAGTCTTCAAGTCGATGGGTGTTGCGGTGTAGCGGTCATCGTCGGCCGCATCGCCCAGCTTCAAAGTCGCCGTGGTGGCGCTGTTCCAGGGGGTGATCACGGTCACATCACCGCCCACGGGCACGGCATTGCCGGGCAGGTCAATGGCAGCTTCTGCGGTGCCGTAAGCTTTGGGATCGCCAAAGGCGATCAGCATGGTGGCCACAATCAGTTCCTGGCGGCCGGCGTTCTTCTTGATCGACATGATCAGCTCCTATCAACAACAAGGGAAAAAGGATGGCAGGGCACCCTGGCCCTGCCCTGGAGGCTGCTTACTGCAGGTAGTGGTCGACCGCCACAATGCCGAAGTCTTCGACACTGTCGTCGTAGATCGAGTGGAACTGTGGCTTGAGGAAGCCGATCATCTTGTCCACGTTGATGCCCTGCTGGCTGTCGTACTGGAAGAGCTTTTCAACCCAGTCCGGCGCGCCCAGGTCGCACATGGCCATGGCTTGTGCACCGCACAGCAGCGTGCGGGTGCCGTTGACGTTGCCATCGGCGCCCCACTTTGAGCCCGCTGGAGCACCCTTGGTGTTGTAGACCTTGTTGTGCTCGTGGATCACGGCTCCGTCGACAGTCACAGTTGCGCCGCTGAACCAAGGCGAATCCGTGCCCGCCTTCGTGGCCACCGCCACCACTGCGCGCTGGTAATCGGGGTCCTTCTTCAGCGCCGCCAGCGTGCCGGGGGCCACCAGCAGCACAAAGTACTGCTTGCCGCCATCGGTCAGTGGGCGCACATAGTGCTCCTTGGCGTAGGCGATCAGGTCCACGATCATCTTGTACGAAGGCAGGAATGCCGACGTGATGGCCGCAGTGTTGGACGCCTGCAGGCTGGTGCCGTCGTACATCAGGGAGCGCTTGGCGCTCGGTGCACGCACATCAGCGGCGAAGGACAGCGACGGGAATGGCGAGCCCACGCGCAGCGCGCCGTTTGGCTTGTAGGCGTAGCTGATGCCCGACATCGTCAGGAATGCCAACTGGTCGCAGCGATCAGCCAGCCAGTAGGCCAGGTTGTCGCGGCCGGTCTCACGGAAGTTGATGACCGTCTTCTGGTCGGACAGCTTTCCCTTGTTGCGCACACCATGGGTCATCAGGTCCAGGCTGATGATCTGGCTGTGCGACTGCATGGCTTCTTCGTTGCCTTCGCGCTCGTTGTCGCCGATCACACCGTCTTCGACCAGGTCGGCGACCAGTTGGAAGATGGCCTGCTCGCCCTTCTCTGTCTTGGTCAGCTCCTTGATCACCTGCACCATCGAGCCCTGGGTGGTGCCCATGAAGCGCTTGAGGAACATCTGGTCGCGGGCGGCGCGCCAAACGTCGCGCGACCAGACCAGCTTTTGAACGGGCGTCAGCCCTGCGAAATTCGTCTGCATTGCATGCTCCAAATAAGTGGTTACTTGTTCGGGACATGCGCCGCCCTATTGCGAAGTGCATGGCATGGGCTGCCAAGGGGCCAGGCCTTTTACGTCGGCCAGCAGACGAGGTGCACCCTGTTTGAACCAGCAGGCCGGGTGAGCGCCTGCTGTGGTTTGGTTATCAGTCGCCGCGCAGCTTCTTGATCTCAGCGGGTGACAGGTTTTCGAACTGCTCGTCCGTCATCTGCGCCACGTTGACCCTGCCTGCATTGGCTCGATCACCTACTCCGCCGTTCAGTGCAGGGGGCTGAGCCACTGAGGCTGCAGCGCCGCGAGCAATTGCAGCGGATGTACGAGAGTCTGCCGGAGCTGCTGCAGAAGCAGAATCCTTACCCGGGGTAGGTGCTGCAGCGGCGGCAGCGGTGGCAGGAGCGAACCGGGGTGCGATGGCGGCCACAGCCGCGCGCAGAGCTTCGTGAGCAGGCATGCCCTTGGCGATCTTGGCGTCACGCGCTGCCACGATCAGCTCAACTGCCTCGGCGCCTTCTGGCGTGTCCAGGTACGGGTACTTCTCGACAGTCAGTGCCGTCTCAGCCGCCAGCGCCCGGCCCACGGCCTGCTGGTGTTCAGCCTGGCGCTGCTCGTCAGCGCGCTGGATTGCCGCCTTGGTGGCTTCATCACGCAGGTGCGCGTTGATGCCCTTGCGGATTTCGGCAGCTCGCTTGTGGTCGCCGTCGATCAAGGCGCTCACATATGCCTGCTCCTGGGCATCTTCGTCGAAGGGTGCTGCCGGCGCAGCTGCTGGTGCTGCTGGAGCCGCTGGTGCGCCCGTAGGATTTGCAGGGGCTGGGCTGGCCGCCTGGTTGCCGCCTTGGCGCAAGCGCTCGATCTCGGCCTGCGCTTCGGCCAGGTCCTTTTCAGCCTGTTTGCGACGCTCATTCACTTCATTGAAGCGGGCGGGCGGGATACCAGCGGATCGGCCGCCTTGGCCGCCCTCTCCAGCGCCTTCTGCTTCCTGGCCTTCGCCGGCGCCCTCGTCGCCTTCGCCACCCGCTTCACCGGCCTCTGCACCCTCGCCCCCGGCATCTTGGCCCACCAAGCTGGCCAGGGTGCCGGCATTCAGCTCAGGGTCGACAACGTCGCCACGGTCTTCAGCAGGTGCAGGCGCAGGAGCGGCGCCAGTGCCGCCCGCGTCAGAGCCGCTCTCGCCAGCTTCGTTCAGGCGCTTCATCATTTTCAACAGCAACACGTTCATGGTTCAGTCCTCTCAGTGGTCTATGTAAATGGGTGCTCAGTTCTTGCCGCCGCTCTGGAGCGCCTGCAGGGCGCCCAGCTCAGCCATCTTTTCCTTGGCCTTGCCGAGCGCTGCCTTCAGCCGGGCCGGGTCCTTGCGGATTTCTTCGGCGCGCGCCAGGGTGCGCATGTCGTCTTCTGCTTGCCAGTCGCGCTCAGAACTGGCCACGGCAATATCTTTCTTCGCCATATCGGCTCCTTCAAAGTTGCAGGCCGTCTGGCCCAGGGGTTTTGATGCCGGCCATCAAGCCGACGCCGGGATTGGCTGGAAGCACAGGGTTCGTGTTCTGCGCAGCACCTGGTGGCAGCACCGGCTCAGCAATTGCGGCCGCGCCGCCAGCTGCAGGGTCTGCAGTGGCCGCCATGCCAGAGGCAGCAGGCACAATCGGCGCCGCGTCATGGTCCACATAGCCAGCGGATCCCAGCAGGCCATCGGCCGTCGTGGCGGTGCCCGGCGTCATCTCGATGATCTGCGCCGTCTGAACTGCGCTGTATTGCGTCTCGACGTTCGTGCCGATAGCTCTGTTGTCGGACAGGCGGGCGTCTGCCTTGGCCTTGATCGCCTGCGCAGCCATGAGATCGGCCTTGGCCTGCAGCGTCGGATCGACAGGCGCCTGGCTTGACTGCATGGCTTCCAGGATCTCCGACTTGTCGGCCAGGTTGGAGTAGCGGATGACGGTGGCATCAGGCAACCGCACGCCGGCATTGCGCATTTCCATGACCTGCTGGAACTGGCTGTTCTCAAAGGTGACCTGCATTGGCTGCTCGGAAATCACCACGTCATAGGTGCCCACGGTCACATCGTTGATGTAGTCACCCGTCGCAGGATCAAACTTGTTGATCTCCAACACTTCGTCCGTTGGCTTGCCACTCAGTGGATCCATCTCCGTGATGCGGAAGATGCGGTAACTGTCGTAGTAGCGCTGGATCAGCTTGGTGATCCGCGTGGCCAGCAGATGCCGGGTATAGGCCAGGTTGTCGAGGGGCACTGCCAGCTGCTGCTGGCTGGCGAACTGCTTGGACTGGATGGCGATGCCCGAGATCTCCGGACCTTGGCTGCCGCGCATCGCGTCGGGCACGGTCACGTCCTTGAGCGCCTTGTCTGCGCGGTCGATGATGCGATCGATGCCGGTAGGCACCTGGTTGGGGCCAATCTTCTTGGGTGGTTTGCTTTCCTTCTTGTACTCGATGACCAGGCCCGTCTGCGCGCCGACATTCTCCAGTTCCTCGGTGTCCATGTTGGACAGCGAATCTTGCTCCACCATCCAGCCGCCATTGGCCGAGCTGTTGAGGATGTGGATGAACTGGCTCACCGCTTTGTTCAAGACTTCTTGCGGGCCAATGGCGCTATCAACCATGCCGCGCGTTTTGCCGCGTCGGAAATAAGCGAAGTACGGGACGATCGTGAAGTGGTCATAAGGACTGTAGTCCTCATGCAGCGTACGGCACCAAGTGCTCACGATCCAACGAATACGCTTGCGCATGCGCTTTGCGCGCACCGCCCCCTTGGCCAGAGCATCTGCTTTCGAATCGTCCGCCATGGTGGACTCGACCAGCACATCGCCAGTGGTGGGGTGCACCAGGCACGGGGTGAGCTCATAGACAAACTGCTGCCGCTCGATCACGCGGTAGCGCTTGAAGCCCTGCTCGTCAGTGCGGTAGGCGTCGTAGAGGCTGGCCTGGCTGAACATGCCGAACTTGCTGCGCTCGGCCTCGTCATCGAAGTCACCGAAGTCCGGCCCCTCGTCGTTGCTCGACTCCGCCTCGGTCCGAGCGGCCTTACCGTAGCGCTGCTCAATCTCATCTAGCGTCAGCCAGCGCGTCACCAGCACATCGCCCCAGTCGTCTGGGTCGTAGCTCTTGGCATCCGGGTCCGGGATCACGTCCAGCGGATCCAGGGTATCAATGGTCACCTCACCCAGGATGTTGCTCTCAAAATCCATGCGCAGGTCGAAGTAGCCACGCTGCGCGATCAGGCCGTCGCTGAATACCTGAGTCTCCATCCAATGCAGGTTGGTCGAATCCGTCACCTGCTTGACCAGCTTGGTCAGGATCGTGGCCTTATCGAGGTCGGCCTGGCCGCCGCGCGGCTTGTAGACGATGTCCATGCGGTTGTGGATTTGGTAGCCCACGGCTGAATTGATCGAGGGCTGCACCTCGTTGAACTCGTAGCATGGCCGGCCCTGCTCCTGCAGCACAGCACGATCCACCGCGCTCCACTGCTCACCGCCGCCCAGGTACATGCCCTCGCACCGGTTGGCATGTTCCATGAATTGAGTGTGGCCACGGTCCTTGCCGTAGAGGTAGCGGGCCCAGTTCTCTCGCGCCTTGTCGTTGTCTTGTGCCATGGTGTTCATGCGGCCTGAGCCGATCCTCGTTTGCGCTGGCTGATGCCCAGGCGATCACGCCATGAGCGTTCCTTCTTCGCCTGCTTTGGGGTGGGGATGTTGGAGACAAAGGTCATGGCCACGCAGTCGCCCTTGTCCGGGCTGCGGCCCAGCGCCTCGCGGATCTCGTCCTTGCTGCGCACCTGGATGGCGGCCTTCTGCCCCATGGTCACCACCTTGTAGCGGACGGCGCACAGGTCGGCGGCAAGCTCTGGGTCAGGCGGCAGAGCCACGGGATCTGGGTTTAGAGGGTCCAAGGCTTCACGCATGCGCCAGTACATCTCAGCGCGCTTGTTGCGAAAGCGCAGCTGGCCGGCCTTGTCCATGAGCTCGCTCGAGTTGGAGCCAACAACGGACAGCACCAGCAGATTGAGCCCCACCAGGAAGTCCAGCGCGCTCGAGCCAATGCCGATACCGTCCACGCAGATGCACGCGCCGTTGCGCACCAGGGGCACCACGAAGCCTGCTGCCTTGGGGCCGTCATTGGTCACGATGCCCGGCACGGTCACAAGGTGATCAAACCAATTGCCATAGCGCGGGGCGGCGCTGGATTTGTCGATGCCGCCGCGCGCGGGGTCGAAGCCGAGAGCGGTCATTTGGCCCTTGGCATCCCTGGGCTTCCAGCGGGCCTGCGCTGCCTTCACCCATTCGGTCGGAATCAGCTGCCAGGCAGGGTCAGCCGCGCCGGCGTTGAAATCCCCGCGCAGCATCTGGGAGCGCAGGGGCTCGGGCAGCGCCTGCAGCTTGGCCTTGTAGCCAGTGGCTGCCAGGAACAGGTTGTCATCCACGCTCGACGGGATGAATGTGCGGCTCTGGGGTCTGACCAGTTCGCCCCCCATCATCACGGGCTCTGGCCCGTCGGTCTCCTGGTCCTCGCCCTTTTCGTTGGTGAAATACCAGCGCAGCTCTCCCGGCTTGGCAGGGTTGCCGTGGTTGGGGTCCAGCCATGGCGCCCAAAAGCGCTTCACCCACTCGCCCTCCGGCTCGGTGGGGGGATTGCCCGCGCAAACCACGCGCTGGCGCACCTTGGGGTTGTCCGTGCGCAACCAGCCGATCAGCGTGCGGAACTGCATTTCTGTGAAGTGGCAGATCTCGTCGAACAGCTTGGCGTCGTGCGGGCGGCCCTGGTACTTGATCCAATCGCCTGCGTCCTTCACGCTGCCCAGCTCCAGGATCCGCTTGCCAGGCAGACGCCAGACACCGTCCTGGCTGTTGTAGCCCTTGCGGGTGCCGATGATCTTGGCCATGCGCTCTTCGATACCCACCAGCTGCACGGCTTCGCGCCGGAAGATGATGCTGTGCTCTTGGGAGGTAAGCGACAGCCCCAGCAGCAGATCGGTCTTGCCGCCGCCGGCCGAGCCGCCGTAGAAGACGATGTCCGCTGGCGAGTTGTAGGCGCTCAGCTGTGGGCCATCCTGCGGCACCCAGATCGGTGCACCTTCGGCCAACAACAGCTTGTCCAGCTCCCGCTTGAGGTCGGCAGGCATGGCCTTCACCATCTCCAACATTTCAGCAGTGGATGGAGCCTTGCTCATGCGGCTGCACCTCCAGTGATGGCAGCCAAGGCGCCGGGGTTGGCTGCCAAAATCCTGGCCATGCGCACAGCCCGCTCTGCATCTGTCAGCTCGCGCCCACCCAACTGGCCCGGCATGTCGCCGCCCTCGGCATCATCTTTGATGCCCCAGGCCTGACGCTCGAGTCCAACCAGCAGGCGCAGGGATTCAGCCAGAGAGCGCATGGTGCTGGAGCGGCCAGCCAGGCTCATTGCGCGGTTCATTCCATCCAGAAGCTTGGACCGTGCCGCGCTGCTCAGCTGTTCGCCGGCCGGGCGCTCGGCCAGCGCCTGCTCGATTTCCTCGAAGAGTTCGGGTCGCGTGGTCTGGAGCTCAAGCTCCTCCAGCAGGGACAGGCACAGGCTGCGGGCCCGCTGAATGTCGCGGCGCTGACCCAGGCGCACATCTGCCACAGCCTGTGCATTGCCGTCGATCACCAGCTTCTCAGCCGCCCGAGCCTCTTTGGATACCTCGCTGGATACCGCCGCTTTGGATACCAGCGCTTCCGCCTTCGCGTGGATCTTCTGGGTGAGGTCGCGCTCCCAGCCATCACGCTTTGCACGCTTGTTGATGGCCCCATGGGTGATGTCGTGCTCATCGGCGATCTGGCGCAGCGTCTTGATGCCCGCCCGGTAGTCCAGCTCAATGCGCTCCCAGTCCACAGCCTGGCGTGCAGGCGCGAGGTTTTGTTTGCTGTCGGTCGATGTCTTGGGCGTGGTCATTGAACGAATGATCCATGCCGGGCTCCCCCAGGTCGAACCCTATCGGGGGTAGGTGTTGCCACCTGTGAGAGACGCTACCCGATCAAGGCCAGCTGGTTGCTTTTCTGAGCCTCTTTCAGTTGCCGCGCCAGTGACGCCTGCTCACGCTCCATATCGCTGATGCGATCGGCAAGCGCCCGGTTGCGCACTGTGGCCTCAACCAGCAGTGCCGCCACATCGTTCTGCGTCTGCAGCTGCGCATACTGCAGGGCAAAGCCCCCCAGCTGGCGGGCCAGGGCCCGCGCCTCTGGGGTGAAGAGGCGCAACTCCTGATCCCCAATTTCGATCAGCACCATGTTGTTGTGCAGGTCGGTCACGGAGATGGCCCGAGGCTCGGGCAGCGGGTCCACCACTTCATAGACGCCATCGACCAGGCGCCGCATGCGCCCTTCTTCGATCCAGCGGCTGACGTGGTCGTCGACCTTGGTGTAGGGGAAGTCTGTGAGCTCCATCAACCGCTGACGACTGATCGCCTGACCAGCTTCGCGCAGCGAGACAATGCAGTCCCAGATAATCTGACCTGTGGAGTTGGTGCTAACGGTAGTATTCATCATCATTTCCCGGTAAACTGAGTTTGCTCAGGTCTCAGACCGGGAAACGCCACCTTCGGGTGGCTTTCCTTTTTTCAGCCGTCCATAAGCCGGCGCACCGTGACGTTGAGGGCATCGACCTCGTCCATCTTCTTGATCCGCCACATCGCGCGCTGGCCGTGCCACCCGTTACGACTTCCCTGGTGGCAGTCCTTGCACAGGGCCACTGCCGTGTACTGGCTCCCCTGCTTTACGTGGTGGGCATCGCTGGGTCCCGGCTCGTCGCAGACGCTGCAGGGCAGTTCCTTGACTTTGGCCAGGTGGTCGCGCTCTTTAGCGTTGAGGCGGTTCAGCATGGCAATAACTCCATGCTTCTTGCATCCAACTTGGTGGATACCACTCGCCCTTCGGCATTACTCACCTGAAGGCAGATCGTCATTTCGTGGTGCTCGACAATCCAGTTCAGCTTGTAGACACTGAATTTGCCTCGAATATTGCTGGGCGGGTTTCTCGTCACGGCACCATGAAACTGGCTTCGGGCGAGGCGCACAAGCTTGTCACTCACCTGGTACAACTCGACGGCCTTTGCGTTTTGCAGTTTTGCCGCGGCTGCAGCTCGGCGGTTGAAGGCTGTCTTTTTCAGCATGCTCCGCAACCTCCCCGTGCCAGTGCAAACACGCTGTTGGGCTGCGTGCGCAGGGCCAACGCCACCGTTTCTGCCGCGTTCAAGGGCGCCGGTGGCTCCCCTTTGACGGGTTTGTCAGTGCTGGCCATAGCCTCCAGCATGGTCTGGCTGCCGTCGGCCAGCTGGTACTTGACGGGCCTTCGGCTGCGATCGACGCTCATGAGGCCCAAGCTCACGGCCCGGGTGCAGTAGGTCCATGTGTGGCGCGGCTCGATCTCTCCCGTCATGCGCGCGGTGATCTCCGAGCAGGTGCAGGAACCGAGCTTGCCGACGATATCCAGCACTTCGCGAAAGCGCTGCCCCAGTGGGCGGCCAGTGGTGTGGGTCATTGGCGGAACTCCCCAAAAAACGATTCCATGCTGGCCCAGCGCTGCTGGGCGTTCTGTGTGGGCCACAGCACCAGCTGTGCATGCTCAGTCCACAGGAACTGGTCAATGTCGCGATGCAGCTCGCAGAAGGCTGCTTCGTCCATGCTCTCGAAATCCATGCTCTTGGGCACAGCGTTGGGCTTGCCGTCCAGGCCTGGCACGAAATCGCAGTGGCCGGCGCCCATAAGGAGCCAGGCGCGCAGCTTGCTGGCATCGTCGAAGGCCTCGGTGCGGTCCAGCAGCCGGTTGATCCTCAGGAAGAAGAAACGGTGATGCTCAGGCGAACGCGGCAGCCAGAACTGGAAGCCCAAGGTTTCGCCGGGCTTGAGGCTGTTCACGGCATTCTTGAAGCGGGCATAGGCCCGGTGCCCAGCAGCGTCGGAGCCGCAGAGCTTGCCGTCCTGGCCTTTGGTGATGACGAGGCGGGTCATGGCAGCAACTCCAATTTCGCACAGACGGCACCCCAATTGGTGGTGCGCAACAGCACGCCACCCTTTTCTGCGCACTCATTTCTGCCCTGCAGCGAAAACCAGCAGGACACGGCGAACAGAAGTGCCATCGCGGTGAGGAAGATGATCAAGGGCTTCATGCCAGCTCCTGGCGGCCCCAGTGGGCCAGCAGCACGCTCTCAGCGCGGTTGTGGTCTTTGGCGCGCGACAGCGATGCGGCAGCCTCTGGGTGCTTGGTACGGGCCAGCGCGAGCGACTCGCCCTTTTCCTTGCCCACGCCCAAATCCTTCTTCCACTGGCGCGGCGCCACGTACCGCACCTTGTATTTCAAGCACTCCAGCACCGATTCGATGGCGCCCAGCGAGCGCAGCAGGCTGCCTTGCGTCTGCACAGCGTTGTTGGCACCGCCCATGGTGCCCACTTGCTCGAGCACAACGGTGGGCAGGCCATCTTCTGCCGGGCAGTGCTTGAGCAGCAGCTGGCACAGCGCGCGGCCGTCGATCTTGCGCTTGACCAGAGCCTTGGGGCCGGCACCAGGTGCTGCCATGGTGGGCAAGTCGAACACCACACGCACGCCGTTGTGGTCGGTGACGGCGATCGCGCCGGTCAAACCTGGGTCAATTCCAATAATGATCATTGGTGGTCGCTCCTATTTTTATTCAAAATCTCGGGGGGCGGCCGTGCCGGGCTTCGGACCGTCCCAGTTCATGAATCGCACGTTCTCGCCTACGTAACAGAGGTCAATATCGCCAGTGGCGCCACCTCGCTGCTTTGCAACTCGCAGGTTGCAGTAGTAGCGCCAATCCGCACTCAGGGTTGGCTTGGCATGGATCGGGCGAAACGGAAACATCACGATGTCGGCGTCTTGCTCGATCTCTCCGCAGTCCCGCAGGTCTGACAGAAGCGGAATTTGGTCGACGCGCTTCTCAACCTCTCGATTCAGCTGCGCCAACAACATCACTGTGATGCCCAGCTCCTTGGCCAGTTTTTTCAGGTTGCGTGTGACTTCTCCAAGCTGCGAAGTGCGGTTCGCACGTGGGTCGGTTCCATCCATGAGGCCGAGATAGTCGATGATCAACAGACGCAGGCCATGACGACGCTTGAGCGCACGCGCCTTGGTGCGCAAGGTGTTGATGTTTAGGCTGGACTTATCGTTCACGTAGAACGGCAGTTTTCGAATCTGATCGGCTGCCTGGGTCAGGTCGGCCCAGTCCTGATCTCCGAGTCGCTCGGGCCGGCGGATCTTCGACAGATGAACATTCGATACCATCGAGACTTGGCGATCTTGCAGGTGTTGGCGCGGCATCTCCAGTGAGAACATGCCGACAGTAGCGCCGATCTGAGCGCAGTACATGCCAATCGTCACCGCCAGCGCCGTTTTCCCCATGCTCGGCCGTGCACCGATGATTACCAAATCACCCGGCCTCATGCCGCCATCAAGTTGATTGTCCAAGTCACGAAGGCCTGTTGGAAGAAAACCGCTACCCTTGTTCTCCAGCCGGGTGTTGAGCTCATCAATGAACTCGGTCATACCTTCGTCTGAGCCGGTCCACTCCTCTCCTGGGGAGGCTTCGAGCAGACCAGCCAGTTGGGCCGACACTTGCTCTACGCGATCACCTATAGGCATCGAGTGGTCTGCTGCAAGATCCCTGGCCTTATCGACAACGCCCAATAGCTGCCGACTTAGTGCCCGTTCATGGACGATCTCGGCGTAGCGTCGTACAGCCGATCCGTTTGTCGTGCTAGCCTGCGAGATCTCGTTCAGGTAGTACAACTCGACTCGACCCTGCAGGTGTTCAAACACTGTCAGTACGTCGATAACCTTGCAGGCCATGGCCATGCTTGCGATTGCCGAGTAAATCTCGCCGTATTGCTCCACCGCGAAGTGGTGCGCCTGCAAGATGTCGCCCACCACATCGAAATGCCGGGCGTCCATGAGCAGCGATCCCAGAACCGCCTGTTCGGCTTCGATGCTCGCCAGCGGTGAGGTAATCGACTGCTGTTCGCCATCGAGTGGCGGAAAGGTTTGTGGGGCATTCATGCAGCACCACCTTTCGTGACCGTGCGCTCGATGACATGCTGCATACCACGGTCCGTCAGCAGGAAGTCGAGATCGCACTGCCAGCCAGCATGCTCAGCGCTGCGCTGGCTGCGTCCCATCAGGAAATCGTTGTCACGGGCACGACTGAAGTAGCCGCGCAGCCATTCGATGGCCTCGCTAGCACTCTGCGCCCTCGGCGTGTTATCGGATTTTTTGCTCGTCAGGACCCAACGCCAGACACGGGCAATAGCCTTGCGGCGCTTGTCGCTCAGAAGCCGAACGCGTGGAAGTTCCGGAAGAATTTCATGGTATGCCGAAACAACTGCGTCAACATCACAGCGAGACAGCTTTGAGTCTTTGACGACAACATCGGCACTGGGCTCATCATCGAGAAGACAAGTTTGATCCGTCCCCGCTCCGTCGCCCCCGGCGACAGAACCGTTAGGTTCTTCATTCTTTTCCTGTTCCTGTTCTTGCTCTTGGCTTCGTAGGCCCTTTGAAGGGGCTTTCGAAGAGTCGCTATTTCCACGCTTTCGCTCCAGGTGGAAAGCCTGTTGATAGCGGTCGAAGAAGACGCCCAAGAAAGGGTTGTCTGGGAGGGCGTCATAGTCCTTCTGGATTCCCTTGCAACGCAAGTCAGACGCTTTGAGTTCGCTAGCAATTTGGTAGCTTGCCATCTCGTGAACCCACACGAATTCCGAGTCTTCGTCGTAGGAGCAATAACCTACTTCGACACACTTCTGAAGGCCCTTCATAGCCCCTTCTTGACCTAGGCCAGTTTCATGCGCCATGTACAAAACAGGCTGCGCGAACAAACCGAGCATGTTGGAGCTGGGAGAGGACATCAGGTACAAGGCCACCACAAGCCCTTCGGGGGACCTTCGAAGGGCCTTTATGGTCTTGCCGTGCCACATCTTTGGCACAACTTTGGCGTAGTCACGCATGAGGCAAACCCCTCTCAGCAGCCATCTGCGCTTTGCGCTCTGGCGACCGGCTGTTGATCAGCGCATACATGGCCCTGCGATTGCGCTCTGCGCTCTCGTGGAACAGCGGGTCCTTGGTGAGCTCGAAGTCCACCAGGTCAGCGTGCATCAGCAGGCCCTGAGCCTTGATGCGCAGTTCCATGGCCTGGTCAGCAGGCGCCATGGCGTTTGGCAACTCATCGAAGCTCACGATCATTGCAGGCAGGTCCTGCTCACCGTCCGGCCCGATGATCCGGATCATTGACATTTGGGCGTTCATGACTGCTCCACAGCCTGCTCGTAGGCGTCGGCAAAGGCTTCTGCAGCTGCCGTGCCCAGAGGCCAGGGGCATGCTTGTTCGATGGGGGTGCCGGCCGCGCGCGCACGCTGGGCCAAGCTCTGGATGTATTCGAGGCTCACGACTTCAGGCATGGGTGCCTCCTGCGGAATCCGAATCGAGTGGATTGCCCTCGCAGAGCTTGAGCGTCAAAGTAGCGCCATGCCACTTCTGGTTCGCCCACTCGTTCATCACCTCGTTGACAACCGTGCCCCGGTCCGCGTTCACGCCTTGGAAAGCCTTGCGGTGCTCGGCCGCGGCACTGATCACCTGGAGGGTGGTCTTTGGCACGCTCGCGCGCACGCATTCGAACTTGTCTTCCGACTGGGGCTCAACGAACTCCAGCGCCTTTGCAGCGATCACCGCGAAAGGGTTGTCGCCCGCTTTATCGCACTGGATCTGGGCGGCTTCCCATTGGCGCTGCGCCCAGTTGGCCAGCACTTCGTTGATCACGCGGCTGCGGCTGCAGTCGGCATCGCTGTAGCGCAGGCGGAAGTGCACTTCGGCGTCGATCATGTTCAGGGTGAACTTGTGCATGTTCACGCGCAGCTCCGAACGGTCGAGGTTCGGATTTGCTTCTCGGGCGAAGCTGGGCGCTTCGTTGTCTTTGCTCAGTGTCATTTTTGGGTCCTTGTTGTGGTCAAGGTTGCTCAGGGGGTGGGTGATGGCCAGGTGGATCAGCGGGCTGAGGACTGGCGCGAATGGCTGGCAGCAAAACGGGACCTTGCGAACCGATCGGCGCGGGCAAAATCGCGTCAGGTCAGTCCTGCTGCGCCGTTCTCAATCGGGGGCAGCAATGCCTGCGCTCGCTGCTAAATCAAGTTCTGGGAACCGCGTCTCAGGAACACCGCAGATGGCGCAATGCCGAATTCCATTGAGGACAAAGCCCACGGATGCAGGAACATAGACGTGGCCAAGAGCCGCGCATTTAGCAACCAGCGCATCCCTTTTGCAGTCGATCTCCTTGGACGCGGCGGCAATGACCGCTATGCGCTCCTGTGTCAGGGCTTGAAGGGCGTCAACGATCGCTTGACGCTGTTGGGTTTCGGTGCCTGCAGGTTCAAACATGAGGGACCTCCACAGACGCCCTGGCGCCCAGCACCCCGTCAGGCACAGCAATGCCACTACGGACGCATGCGGCAATCACGCGATCAACCAGCCGTGCTGGAAGCACGTCTGGCCACTGCGAAATGGCTTGCGGGTTGATACCAATGGCTTTGGCGGCTACAGCCACAGAGCCACCCAACAATTCAATGGCGTCTGCTTTTTTCATTCCCGAATGTTAGCACGCTTACAATCATGGAAGCAAGCACACTAACCATCAATACAAGTAAGCTCACTTTCGTGAGCACACTTCAAGAACGAATCGCAGAAATCATGGCAGCGGCCAATCTGACAGTCGGCCAAATCGCCGAGCTGACAGGGGTGTCGTCGTCTGCTGTTACGCAATGGAAAGATGGTCCGACCAAGACCATCAAGGCATCTCCCGCGACAAAGCTTGCCGCCAAGACGGGCTACAGCGCGATCTGGATATCCACCGGTGAAGGCGCCAAGCGTTTGGCACCGCAGCATTCGTCAATCTCGTCTGAAGTAGGTGATCGGATCGAACTTCGAGAAATGAGGAAGATACCGGTGGTGGGCGAAGTAAAAGGCGGGGACGACGGATACCTGGAAGAGCTCGAATATCCGGTGGGACATGGCGAGGGCTTTGTGCTCTACCCGACGAACGACCCGAACGCTTATGCAGTTCGGGTGCGTGGTGATTCGATGCATCCAAGATACCGGGCCGGCGAGTTCGTGATCGTCGAACCAAACATAGAACCGCAGGAAGGTGATGACGTGGTGGTGGCGTGCACCAACGGCAAGAAAATGCTCAAGCAATTGAATTGGCGTAGAGATGGCGAAATCCAGTTGCTATCCATCAACAATGGCTACGGCCCGCTCACTGTGTATGAGCACGAAATTCAAGCGATCCAGCTGGTGGCAGGCAGAGCGCGCCGCAATGCTCTGCAGTTCTAATTCGGCCGTTTACCGAGGTGCCACATGAATGAAAAGGATGTCTGCCTTGCTTCTCTTCAGCGCCATGTGCCACACACATTTGAAGCGATGCAGCACCTAGTCATGGCCATGGACGACTATGTCAAAAGCATGGGGAAGAAGACCATCTTCGGTAAGGACAAGGCTCCAGCGGCTTACGAGAAGTACCTTCAACACCTGCAGCGAACATGCCTTGCGCTACAGCGAGACGGGCAAGTCTCCCCCAGTGCAAGCTCAGAAGAAATCATACTGAAGCTGCAATCAGTCATAGCTCTGTTCAAAAGAGCGTTTCCGAATTGGCCCAATGCCTACATGTACTTTGAGTGGTCAACGACGGAAGACAAGAGCAATACTGCTGGGCTGATCACCCTTCTTGTGGGTTGAGCATCAGCGCTGTTGTGTGACTGACCTATACCGGCTACCTACGCACTGACTGCGTCCCCTACACCCAAATGCGCCGCCGCAAAGGCGGTTTTTTTTCGCCTACGCCCAGAAATGTTAGCTTACTTAAAAATATTTCGTAAGTATGCTTGACTTTGAATGTAAGCACGCTAACAATACTACTTAACGACACCATACAGCACAACAGTTCTGCAGGTGGCGCCACCGGCCAGATGGTCAACCGGCGTCGAAAGATGGGAAGGCAGAAGAAGGCGAATGCCCGCTGCTGAGGAGCCATGAAGGTGCTGCCCCTGCACCGCAGAGGATGGGGCGTTGTTAGGTCTGGTGCCGGGCGACCGGGAAAAGCTAGACCGAAAACCAAAGCGCTTTCTCAAGAGAGCTTTTTGGTTTGGAAGGGAGAACGTCATGTAGGAAAGATGGCCTGCACGAGCCTATCGTGCCCCGGCCTGCAGGGTTAGCAGGACCATCATCGAAGCGGCGGCACCGAAGCAATGGAAACATGCAACGGGGGTGCACCACAGTCAAAACGCGAGGGGTGATGACCTCGGGAAGGCAATCAGTCCATGCCCAAGACGGTGCGAAAGCGCGGGCGCATGGCTTGCGAGGCACGTCAGACAGTGTCATAGCCGGGAATGGCCGTCCGGCCCGCTTCGATGATGGAGATTTTCAGATAGCCACATACAAAGGGTCATCCCTTTACATTCAAAATCTACTGTATAGAATCACAGCATTAAAGGAGATGATATGCAGTGCATTCCTGGCGACTTGGCTGTCGTCGTCAACGATCATGAGTACCCAGGCAACAACGGTGCCCTGCTCCGCGTTCTGAAAAGCGCCAAGCCGGAATTTGGCAACACGCCCTACGACTGGCTGTGTGAACCACTGTCCACATTCCGCTTTTCCAAGACCATCAAGCCCGGCATGCCTTGCGTGATTCTTTACCGCGATGTGGAGCTCAAGCCGCTGCGAGACGGCGACGGCCAAGATGAAACACTGTCTTGGCTGACCACACCAGAGTCTCTGCAACCAGCCTGACTTTCAGAACCCTCCCGCCCGATACCCCTCGGGCGTTCGAGCCACCCTCACCGGTGGCTCTTTTTTGTTCCCCTGAGCGCTGCCCTCCAGTCGGCGCCTTCGCCCGCCTCCACAGCGGGCTTTTTTATTTCAGGAGCTTCCACCATGCCAGGTTATTCCGAAGGCGACGTTTGCGACCGTGACGGTTGCAGCGGCCAAATTCAAATTCGGCCAGTCGAGGGTTGCAGTTGCCACATCAGCCCGCCTTGTAGCGCCTGCACCGCGCCGCGAAACTATTGCGACACCTGCGACTGGGAAGAGGAAGACGAACCAGCACCAGTGGTGAAGCCACAGAGCCAAGAAGAGAAAGACTACTGGGCTGGCTGGCGGAAAGAGCAGGATCGGCTGCGCAATTTGCCCTTGGACAACACGAAGGTCAGTTGGCGAGACAGGCCGCACTCCAACTGCTCAATGATCAAAGAAGGTGTGTATCCACAGTCGGGAGACGCGGCGGCCGACCGAGCCATGGTGCGCAAGGCGGTGGATGGGACTTTTGGTGGCCGCTTCGAATACTTTGGCGATGGCAAGTTCAAGTTCATCGCCTATACCGATTGAGGAGAAGCCCATGAACGACTTGTCCATTCACCGCGCGCTGGCTCGCGGGCAGCGCCGCTGGGACGGCATGGAGCCGGACGACGACGATCCGCCCGTTTCCATGGCCGTGCACATGGAGTTGGTTGACAAGTTCTTCAAGCTAGAGGAGCAGAAGGCTCGCCTGCTTGAAGAGGCCCGCGACCTGGCTCAAACAGCCAACCGCACCCGCTGCTGTATGGGCGACAGGATGCTGCGGCTCTGCGACGAGATCGAGGGCATTACCCCGGACCCAGAGGTATCACAAGAGGAGCCAGAGGCATGAAGCGCATCCCCTTCCCCGCTGATGTCAGCGACACCACACGGCGCTACCCGCGCACTTTGGAACAGGCCTTTGGCCCGTACCAGCGCCAATCTGTGATCGTGCCCATGGGCTCGGCTGGTAGCGGCCAGGGCTCAATGCCTCTCTCCGCGCTGCTCATCTGCATTGCGGCAGCAGCGCTGGCCCTGCTGAGCGGCTGCACTGGCGCAGATGCTGGTGAGCAGCCCCAGCCCAAGCACCTGGTCGCCCAGCAAGAGCAGCGCCGGGCCGTCGCAGCGGCGCACCTGTGCGGCCCTGGCAAGGCGGCCGTCTGGCACGACAGCTTCGAAATGCAATGCACGCGAGAGGTGAACCCTTGAGAGCCATCCTCCACGCCTTCCTCTGGAGCGCCATCACGGCGCTTTCTTTTTCTGCAGCTGCCGTGCTTTCGACATCGGCCCGCTTTTTATGACTTCACCACCACTGAGAACTTCATGAGCATTGCATCACCACACGACATTTATGTGCGTCATACCGGCAAGGATGGCAAATCCTACTTCTCTGAACATCGAGGCTGGGACGCCGAGCGCTTCATAACCGCACGCCAGGCCGAAGCCGCGAAGGAAGGCGGTATGGCCTCGGCGGTGCAGATCACTCATCAGCAATTCCTCAAGGAGCGGAAATGAACAGCTATCTCACCACCCAACAGGCAGCGCAGCAGGTGCCTGCAGTCCTGATGGGCTTTGGCTCGCTTGAGTCCTTCGAGTTCCTGCAGCGCAGCGCCAAGGCCTTCACCAACAGCACCATGGTGCCGCCGGCCTATCAGGCTGTGATCACCAAGGGCTACGGCCAGCGGGCCACCACAGAGCCAAACCCTGCCGCCGTGTCGAACTGCATGATCGCCCTGGACATGGCCCAGCGCCTGCAGGCCAACCCGCTGATGGTGATGCAGAACTTGCATATCATCGAAGGCAAGCCGAGTTGGTCAAGCCAGTTCATCATCGCGGCGATCAACTCCTGTGGCCGCTTCTCGCCGCTGCGCTTTGACCTCCAGTGGCTAGACGAGATGGACGCCACCTATTCAACCTTCGAGTGGGTGGACGGGCGCAAGGTCGAGCAGAAGCATGCGGTGCGGATCCGAAACGCCCGCTGTGTCGCCTGGGCCGTCGAGCGCGGCACCTCGATCCCCCAGTTCAGCTTGGATGACTTGAAGGCCCACGGCAGCATCTACCGCTGCTGCAAGCACTACGGCATCCCAATCATCGAATCGCCGCCGGTCACGATGGAGATGGCAGTCAATGAAGGCTGGTATGGCAAGAACGGCAGCAAGTGGCGCTCCATGCCCGATTTGATGATGCAGTACCGCACCGCTGCATTCTTCGGCCGCATCTACGCACCGGAGCTGCTGATGGGCCTGCCCACCGACGACGAGGTGCGCGACGTGTTCGTGCAGGACCAAGACGGTGCGCTCCACCACGAAGGCGCGCGCCGCGTCCCTAAGAGCAGCGGCACCGTGGAAACCGTTCGCCCGACTTGGACGCAAGAGGACTGGGACAAACAGCTTCCCAACATGCTCAAGGGCATCGCAGGCGGCAAGTCGGTAGAAGAGGCGCTGGCCTGGCTAGAGGCCAAGGCTGTTGTCAGCCCTGAACAGGAAAAGCAACTGCGCGAGAAGGCCGCCAGCGTACAGCCGCAGCCTGCCTCCACCCTAGTTGATGCAGAGGACACACCGGCCGCTGACGCGCCGACGGTCGACCCGGCAAAGCTGGCCGCCGACATGAAGGCCTGCACCGACCTCGACAAGCTCTACGAAATGGGCGCCTTGATAGAAGCCGTGGCCGATGAGGTCCAGCGCCGCAACCTGACTGAGACCTTTGATGCCCGCGTGGCAGAACTGGAGCAACCATGACCTTCAAGATCCTCAACCTGCAGCAGGGGTCGGATGCTTGGCACGAGCACCGTCGCACGGCGCGCAATGCCAGCGACGCGCCGGCGATGATGGGTGCCAGCACCTACAGGAGCCGCAGCGAACTGATCCGCCAGATCGCAACGGGCATCACGCCCGAAGTCGATGCAGCCACCCAGCGTCGCTTCGATGACGGCCACCTGTTCGAAGAACTGTGCCGGCCGCTGGGGGCTGAGATCATCGGTGAAGCCCTGTCGCCCTGCGTCGGCACCGATGGAAAGTACAGCGCCAGTTTCGACGGCCTGACATTCGCCTACGACGTGGCATTCGAGCACAAGACTTTATCGAAGCGTCTGGCCGACGTCATGCAAGACGGCTGCACCGGCGCAGACCTGCCGCTGGAATACCAAATTCAGATGGAGCAGCAGGCTATGGTGTCCGGCTGCAGTCGCATCCTGTTCATGGCGAGCCGCTGGAGCCCTGACGAATTCGCCGGCGGCGAGTATGTTCCCGACGACTACCGCCACTGCTGGTACACGCCGAATCCCGAACTGCGCGCCAAAATCGTCGCCGGCTGGGAGCAACTAGAGAAGGATGTGGCGGCCTACCAGCCCGCGGCAGGGCCTGCCCAGCCAGTGACCGAAGCCAAGCTGCGCGATGCGTTGCCAGCACTGCGACTCGATGCGAGAGGCGAGATCACCGCCAGCAACCTGGATGACTTCAAGGCTATCGCCCTGGCCAAGATCAACAGCATCAACACTGTACTGGAGACGGACCAGCAGTTTGCTGAAGCCGACGACGATGCCAAATGGTTGCGCGGTGTTGCTGACGCCATGAAGCAGGCTAGCAAGCGAGTGCGAGCCAACATGCAGAGCGTGGATGAAGCGCTGACGGTGCTCGAACAGCTGGACAAGATCGCCTCGACCAAGGCCAACGATCTGGAAAAGCGCGTGAAGTCCGAGAAAGATGCGCGCAAGCAGACGCTGGTGCTACAGGCCCAGCAGGACCTAGACTTTCACATTGCAGCTCTCAATCAGCGCTTGGGAAGCAACTGGCTTCCATACCGCGCAGGCGTGTTCGGTGAAGTGACCAAAGGCCTGAAATCGCTCGACAGCATGCGCGACAAGCTGGCCGTGGCGCTGACCAATGCCAAGGTGGACGCGAACGCGCTGGCCGACCGGTTTCATGCGAACCGTGATCACCTGGAACGTGAAGACGGCAGCTGGATGACCCTCTTTCCAGACTTCGCCACCGTCGGCGCCAAGGCTCCCGAAGACTTCCAGGCGTTGGCCGCCATGCGGATTGGCCAGCACCAGGCGGCAGAAGCCAAGAAGCTGGAGGCTGAGCGCGAGCGCATCCGGGCTGAGGAAGAAGCAAAGGCCAAACGCGAAGCAGACGCCCGAGCAGCTCAAGAAGCGGCCGAGCGCGACCGGCAACTCGAAGCCGAGCGTGCCCGCATCCGCGCCGAAGAGCAGGCAAAGGCTCAAGCCGATGCAGCAGAAGAGCGCAAGCTCATTCAGGAGCAAGCCCAGAGCGCAAAGGCTGAGATCGCTCAGGCTGCACAGACCGGGGCACTGGCTAAGCCAGTGGCCAATGATCTTGCCCGCCTGGCCACCAGCAACGCTGCAGAGGCAGTGGCCGGGATCGACGCCAAGCAGGTGATCAATGCAGCCCAAACCAGCGCGGCAGCACAGGCGGATGAAAGCGTGATCAGCATCGGCAAGATCAACACCACCTTGAAGGCTGGCGGCATCGATGTGCTGGTGAATGCCGGCACGCTCGACAGCCTGGGCATCAGCTACCGCAAGGAGCGCAACTCCGTCCAGATGCCTGAATCCAGCTTCCCACGCCTCTGCCTGGCCTTGGCCATGCGCCTGCAGAAGATGGCCAACGAATACACGCATCAAACCGTGTGACCAAGCCGGTACCAGTGCCGGCCCCTCCCCGCGCAGTCCCACAACAGGCTGCGCTTTTTTCATCCCGACAAGGAAATTACCGTGAACAAGTCCGAACTGATCGAACACATCGCCGACAACGCCAAGCTCACCAAAGCAGAAGCCGGCCGCGCCCTCCACGCCGTGACAGCGGCCATCACCGACACGCTGCGCAGCGGCCACTCGCTGCAGATCATGGGTTTTGGCACCTTCGAGGTGGTGCGCCGCGCCGGCCGCCCAGGTCGCAATCCGCGCACAGGCGAATCGGTGCGCATCGAAGAATCCAAGGCCCCCAAGTTCCGCCCTGGCAAGGAGTTGAAGGCTGCGGTGAACTGACCGCCACGAACTGAGCACCAGCCGCCCGCCTCGCGCGGGCATTTTTTCGCCCACTGAGACCCAAAAAAAATGACCCTTGCACTCGCCTATGACACGGAGACGACTGGTCTTCCTCTGTTCAAAGAACCCAGCGAACACCCCGATCAACCCCACATCGTGCAGCTGGGCGCCATCCTGGTTGACCTGAACACCCGGGCCACCATTGCCAGCATGGACGTGATCATCCGCCCAGATGGCTGGACGATTCCTGACGAGGTGGCCCAGGTGCACGGCATCACCACCGAGCGTGCGCTTGCCGTCGGCATCCCTGAGCGCACAGCGCTCGAGATGTTCATGACCTTGTGGGATGGCCGCCTGCTGCTGGGCCACAACGAGAGCTTCGATCGCCGCATCTTGCGCATCGCCCAGCACCGCTTCCCCGCCAGCGTCTGCGATGACCAGCGCGACAACTGGAAGGCCGCCAACAGCCACTGCACGCAACTGCTGTCCACACCGATCCTGCAGCTGCCGCCCACGGAGAAGATGAAGGCCGCGCGCCGCTTCCACCACAAGAGCGCCAACCTCCGCGAGGCCTACGAGCACTTCATGGGCAAGCCGCTGGTGGACGCGCACAGCGCGATGGCCGACTGTCGCGCAGCACTCGATGTTTTCTTCGCCATCCAGGACCTGAAGGCAGCTCAGGCTGCGTGAAGGCCCTCAACTTCAAAGGAGCACCATGCCCTTCCAACTCTCAGAACCTACCAAGGTCACGATCGTCAATGCCAACCCCCGCCGCGAGCTGCACGGCGAAGAAAAGGTCCGCGCGATCGACATTGCTTTCGTGATCACCGGGTCGAACGATTTGCTGGACCTGCTTGAACCCGGTCTGCGTGAGCACCACTTCTGCAACAAGGCGGCCCAGGCTGGCCAAGTGGAGCTGCCGGATATCGCGATCCCGCTGCCGAACATCCGCCACCCACAATTGCCTCTGGCCTATCATTACGCGAAGGGCCAAAAATGGCGTGGCTATCGCTTCATCTGGGACTGGGGCACCGAAGGCGAGCACGTCGACTTCACCGATGCCGTGCTGTGCGGCCTGCAGTATGAACTGGTCGAAGGCGGGAGCGTGACCATCAAGGGCACCATCCAGTACAACGGCGACGAGCTCCAGGACAACGACACCTTCGGCGAACTATCGGGCCTGGCCGCCGAGGGCGAAATCTACATCAAGCTGCTGGCACCGGCCGAAGTCATGCTGGCCAAGAAGGGCTACCGCGCCGGCAAGCCTGATACGCCGTCGTCTGGCAGCGACAGCGACGATGGTGGCCAGCAGGATCTGGACGGGCTTGATTCCGATGGCGAAGGATTGACACCAGAGAAGGCTTTCGCCAACTCCCTGGAGGATGACTCACCGATCTGATAGCAGTGCAAGCACGGGGCCTGGGCAGGCCTCGTGCCCAGTTCTATAAGCCCAGCGGCACCCGAGTACCGTCCTTGGCGACCAGCGCGTTGGTATCGCCAGGCACCAGTTTCACACCCAACAGCGTCTGCACCGCCTCAGTCGATGCCGGGCTACCCAGCCCTTTGCGCACGATCTTGCGCGTCTCAATGAAGTCTTTCAGGGACGCGGCATCAAGCTCGATGCACTGAGGGTAGGCGTTGTCATGTTGGGACCAGTGCGCGCGGATGGCACTGACCATGGTGTCGTAAAGCGTCATAGCGACAAGTCTACCGCCCCCAGTGGGCCCCTATTCACAGCCCGCCCTGAGCAATCGAGGCGGGCTCTTCTCATTCACCTCATGGCTGCCTACTACAACGAAATAGAGCCGTATGCAGCCCAATGGCTGCGCAATCTCATCGCTGCGGGCCACATTGCACCCGGTGATGTTGACGAAAGGAGCATTGAAGATGTTCACCCCGACGAACTCAGGACCTACACCCAATGCCACTTCTTCGCCGGCGTTGGTGTTTGGTCCTACGCCCTGCGCGCCGCAGGATGGCCAGATGACCGATCTGTTTGGACTGGTTCCTGTCCGTGCCAACCTTTCTCCGAGGCAGGCCAAGGAGCTGGGTTTGCTGACGAGCGGCACCTGTGGCCTCACTTCCACTGGCTCATACAAGAGTGTCGCCCTCCAGCAATCTTTGGTGAGCAGGTTGCGAGCAAGCCTGCAGGACCTTGGATCGACCTTGTATCCTCAGACTTGGAAGCCATGGACTACGCCGTCGGAGCGTGCGCTTTCCCGTCTTCGGGCGTCGGCGCGCCGCACATCAGAGACCGCTTGTACTGGCTGGCCAACTCCAGCAGCGCAGGAGTTCGAGCCAAAGGACTTGGAGCGCCTGCAGGAGAGGCGCCAAGAGCTGCAGAGGAAGTACCGGAACAACGGGTTTGGACTGACGCTGGGCCAGGCGGCGCCACTGATGTCGGGCTGGCCCACACCAAACAGCACGATTGTGGACGCCAAGCCCAACCCTCCAATCACACGGGGCCGCACACTGACAGATCCACAAATCAGCACAGCGGATATAGCAGTGCACCTTTGCGGCTGGCCGACGCCGAGCTGCAACAACGACAGAACGGGCAATCCCGAGTCGGCCTTGTCAATGACCAGAGCGGACGGGAGCAAGGTGCAGCAGCGACTACAGGACTTCGCAGCGATATGTCTCCCGGCCCGGTTAACGGCCTCTGGCGATCTGCTGATTGGCTGCTCTGCCGGGATGGAAAGTGGCGGCCAGTTGAACCCGGCACATTCCCGCTGGCTCATGGGGCTGCCGCCCGAGTGGGACGCCTGCGCGCCTACGGAAATGCCATCAATGCGCAAGCCGCGCAAACCTTCATCGAAGCAGCAATGAGCTGCATCCCATAGATTCCTAGCCCGCCCTGAGCGGGCATTTCCATTTCTGGAGCCCAACATGGCTGAAAACAACTCTTCCGCTCCCCTCAAGACTGCCGAGGGGACTGCAACGCTTTGGTGTGTGCACGTTACAGGCGCTGATGATGTGCACCCAATGCCATCCCGCGAGGTGGCGCTAGAAGAATCAAACGCCCTGAATACCTCGATTTGCCGTATCAAGCGTCAGGACATTGACCCGGTGCTGATCGCAGTGGTTGCTGAGTGGCCGCATTCCGCTGACTCGCATGCGGCCGGCTTGATGATCCGCGACGAATGCTTGCGGATGCGAGGCGACCAGGCAGTAGCAGCACGGGCAGCGACCGCAGCAGTGGCTGTGCCTGATGACTTCGAGTTGCGTGAGAGGTGGCGGGCCGCTGGCGGAAGCTTCCACGGGCCATGCGTTGAAACCGGCACCATGCCAGAGGCGCAACTGCTCCCGTTTTTGCGCGATCTTGCCGCCACCCCAGCCCTTCCAGCTACCGAGGATTCCTCGGCAGGTGACCTGGCAGAGGGGCCTGACGGTTTCGGTAGTGCGGAACACTGGAAAGAGAAAGCCCAATATTGGGCAGGGGTGGCTCATGAGCTTCGTGGACAAGCGCTGCGAGGTGAGCCTGTGGACGGGATCATCCAACCGACATCCCAGGCAGAGGTGCAGGCCGAGCCGGTGATTTACGTCAGCCGTGGCCAGCTCGAAACCCACACAGATCCCGATAGTGATGGCGGCCGCTACCTGCCGGCGCGCCGCACGCCGTTGGGCCTGCTCAACTATCCACTCTACTCAGCACCCCAGGCCCAGCCCGCTGATGCGCTGGATGCGGCGCGGTATCGCCATTTGCGGGACGGGGTAATGGTTGACGGGGAAATCAATGAATCCCTGTATGTGCGCGTTGATCAAGCGTCTTATCCCAACCGCTGGGCGCTGGTGGGCCAGGATCTTGACGAGGCAATCGACGCCGCCATGGCTGCAGCCCAGGAAGGCGGCAATGCCTCAGCCGGAAAGGATGGTGCAGCATGAGCAAGCTATCGCAACTCAAATCGAAAGTTGGCTACCAGGAGCGCGTACCTCGTTGCTCCACCTGTAAGCACTATTCATCGCAGCAGCTCATGCGTAACTCGCTTCCTGGCTTCTATCAGCGGTTCTGCAAGCTCTATAGCTTTCAAATCAAAGACCATGCGTGCTGCAACGATTGGCAGTCGCCTCAGGGTGAGGTTCTTGCATGACCGCCCAGCGCGCCCAACAGAGGGAGGGCCAGTGATGTTCAAAGCGACCTGTTGTACCGCTGGGATCGTGAAGGGCCTAGTTGAGCATGGAGACCACCGCCGCCACTTCGGCTCTTATCTCGCCTTGCCTTGGCATCTTGAGGTAGCAGAGCGTAATGGGCTCATCACTGTCGCCGACAAAGTGACGCTGACTGCTTCAGGCCGCCAGTATTACGACGAAAAGCAACTCGCCGATCTACCAGATAGCCGTGCATACATGTGGACCAGAGAAGATTCCTTTTTGGCACACCGCCCAGGCCCAACCACAGAAGGACAGCAACCAATGAAAGCGAAACTCGCACTAGCAGTAGCTGCTGCCATTCACCCCGGAATTCTCGGCCTGCTCCCTGAGCCAAAGACACCGAGGATTCGATTACAGGTCGACCATGAGCGCTTGATGCAGGCCCAGGCAAAGCGCGACCGAAAAGCGGCTAAGCGGGCTGCCCAGGCCAAGAAGGAGGATTGAGATGGCGACAACCAACCCTCACAGCCTACGCGCACACGCAGACGCGATCCGCGCAGCCAACATGAAGGCCGAAGGTTACACCTCTCGCCAGATTGCGGGATCACTTGGCAAGGAATCTAAGCAGATCAAAGGGATGGTTTTGCTCGGACAGCGGCTGATTGCCGAACGATCCCCCGCCCCCAAGGAAGCACCATGAACGCGCTGTACATCCGACGCTCATCCAGCACCTTGTTCTTACTACCAGCCGTGGCTGTCGGGATCGACATCGACGGCAGACCATTCATAGAAATAGCTTGGCTCAACGTCGCCATCGGCATTGGAGAAAAACCTTGAAAACAACCCTGCAAATTGTCGTGCGCGGCAAAACAAAAACCTACGCTTTTGAGTTCAAAGGCGACCCCAAGTACATCAAAGAATGGCAAGAGCAAGGGCTCGACATTGATGAGGTTCTTAACAGCGTCCCTGAATGGGTTGTGAGGGCCGGACTGATGCGCCCCTGGATTGCAGTTCAGGATGCATGGCGTTGGCTCCGAATCTTTTGACCAAGGAAGCACCATGACCCCTGAAGTAATTCAAGCCATCGGTAACCACATCGTCGGCCCCATCTGCGTTGCGGCAGTGCTGATTTGTATTTTTAAGGACTAAAGCACCATGACCGACAACACAGAAGCACAGCCCGAAGCGCTGCGGCTGGCCGAACGCCTGGACCTGTATGCAACTGGCGATGAGCATCAACGTGATGTGGAGGATTCTGCCGACGAGCTGCGCCGCCAGCACGCCGAGATACAGCAGCTCAGGCCCAGCTATCAGCGCGGCAGGCTGCGCCGGATGGGCAATGGAAGTGCGGCAACGAGTATTTGCCTTACCACCCCGACGCCTCGCACGTTGATCCGGCCTATCGTGACGGCTGGAATGACTGCTATCGGGCCGCCCCCCCCTCACATGAGCGGGAGCCGCGCACCCATGAATGGCATCACAACAGCCGTGTCGAATCGGCGGCGGGTATTCGGGATGCCCTAAGTGGCATGGGTGTGTACCTCACGATCACGACCATTCTTCAGCTTGTTGACATCACACGCAAAGCACACGGAATAGGAGCCACCAATGGCTAAAGCCACCGCCAGGCGCACACAACGACAGCCGACCCACAGCCGCGCCATGAAAAAAGGCATCTACCGCAAGGCCTCTCCCATCGAGGCCTTGATGGTGCGCCAGAGCATGCAGGCCGATGTCGTCAACCTGGGCCTGCACTGCATGATGACCGACCACGGCAGCGAGCAGCCCGAGATGCTGGCCAGCCTTTCCTATCTGATCGGAATCGGCGCAGAGATTGCGCGAGCCATCCCGGTGGCCGGCAACAACAGGCCCGGCCTGCACCAGGCGCTGGCCGCCGTGGTGGACATGGCCGTAGACGGCCACCGCTGGGATTCAAGCTGGGGAGCGCAGCTCTCGCATGCTGTCGAAATCAGCATTGATCTCTTCTGCAGCTATCGAAACCTGGGCCGCCGCTTTGAGCCAGGTGCGCGCCTGCTCTCGCACGAGGTAAAGGCCGGCACCGTTGGCGCAGATGCGATCAAGCCACTGGATCTTCCAAGCGAGGCCCTTAAATGAACCGATCCATATCGATGAGCAGACGGGCACGCCAGCGCGGCGATAAACGCGATCGCTGGAAAGAACCAACCGAGCAACCCGAGCCCGCACACAGCGGGCCTTTTTCTTTGGAGAACAGCAATGTTGCACGACAGAATTGATGCCACAGACGAAATGATCGACAAGATCTGTGAAGGGCTAGTTCAGAATGCAGCCAAAATTCGCTTCCTAATTCGGCTTGGCCTGCCTGTCAGCCGTCGCCCGAATGGTCGCCCGCTGGTGTTCCGCGCCGACCTGGAGCGGCTGCAGGCTCAACGCACAGCAGCCGAACCTCAAACTATGACGACAACACAGGCTGCCAACGGCCCACGCTGGAAGAAGACAGCTGCAGGAGGATAGAAGTATGGCGCGTACACGCGACCGAGCCAGCGCGGCAGGGCTCCTGCCGCGAATGGAAGCTTACGTATGGAAGGATGGCAAGACTAAGTCCTACCGCTACCACCCCGCGAAGGGAAAACCAATTGCTCTTGGGAAAGACTTAGCGAATGCCATACGCACCGTCCTCAACCTAAACGGCAGTGCTCCAGCCGAAATCACTGGCACGCTGCTTTGGGTTTGGGAGAACTACAAAAAGGGGCCACGCTGGAAGAAATACGCAGCTTCAACACGCGAAGACTATGAGGCTGCCTGGAAGCAACTCGACTCGCGACTTGGGCACATGCACATGTCAGAGATCACGACAGCAGTGGTAGTCCACTATGTTCATGTCGAGCGAAGTGATTCTCCAAGACGCGCAGACATTGAGAAAAGCTTGCTATCAAGACTTTTTGGCCATGGGATAAAGCTCGGTGCATGCACGGCAAACAGCACAATAGGTGTCGAGCCACATGGCAGCGAGCCCAGAACCACCGCCCCAAAGCAAGAAGTGTTGGCTAAATTTCTTGATTGGCTCACCCAGCAAACACCACAGCGGCAGATCATAGGTATGGCAGCAGAGTACGCCAGCCTGGCCGGCAACCGGAAAGCTGAATTCTTGACTCTTGAATGGAGCCATGTCGATCAGAAAGCCGGTGAGATCCGCTTGGTTCGCGCAAAGCAGCGCGGCGCCAAACGAGGTCAGATCATTGAGACGATTGCAATCAGCCCTCTCATGAACGACCTGCTCCATCGGCTTCGCAAGGTCAGCTTCGAGCGCGGCACCGATTGTCTATATGTTTTCCCAACGCGCGACAACAATGCCTACACGCACCGGGGCTTCAAGACGCTTTGGCAACGGTGTATTGACCAGGCGTTGGTGGAGAAGGTGCTGACCAAAGACAACCGATTCACCTTTCATGACCTGCGCGCCTATTACGTGACGATGCACAAAAAGCAACGAGGCCACTTGCCTGACATGCACTCAAATCCTGCCACTACAGCGCGCGTCTATGACCGCTCCGAAGAGATCGGAAGAGAGTCCCTCTAG